ACTCTGCATTCATCCACAAACTCAACAGAGCGAGTATAATATCACTTCTTGGTTTGTTTCAAAAGCGATTAGACAGTTACGAAAAGATACTGAAGTTAAAGCAATCATCTCTTACGCTGATAGTGATTTTCATACTGGCACAATCTATCGCGCTTGTAACTTTAAGTATTGTGGTCTTACAGATCCAAAAAAAGATTTCTACTATTCAGACGGCACCAAGCATTCACGCGGCAAAATAAAAGGTGCTGAGGGAGAATGGAAAGAACGCTCCCGCAAGCACCGTTATATAATGGTATTTGATAAGAATCTAAAAGTCTTATGGTGAGGTATTTAAAGTATTTTCTGTTCTAATTAATTTGGTATTAATATACCTTGAAGATTTTTCATAATACATAATTGAACGAATATCGTCAATATATTGCTGTAAGTATTCTGGTTTCAATATATAAATCGTTCTTTTCTTATTATTTTTATCAATTTCATAATCATAATATGATATTGATATTACTGGATTTAAAGTAATGAATGGATTATCTGGATTTATAATTGTAAAATCTTTATCTACTATTTTACCCGCAGGTAAAATTAATGTTCCATCTTGGGTTCTAACTTCACCAGTTTGATAATATTTTGTCTCATACATTCCTTCTAGTCCGTATTTTTCTTCAACAAAATTATAGAGATCGCGATCTGATAGTGGCCAAGAATCCCGAACATTTATAATGTTTGCAGAAAGTAGAACAACCCAATCTAAATCTGGAGATCCATATAATGTTTCTGCAATATTATCTGGTCTTTCTCCATCTTTGATTTGATATTTATTGAATAATGTAAATACGTTTTGTAAGTCATCACGAAGTTTAACTCTACGAAAAAGATTCTTAACTCTCACATAATTGAGAGAAGAATTTTTAGTTGGTAATTGAGATTGGTACTCAATATCTGGTAGTTCTCTAAAGTAACTCATTTTAATATCCTACTCCTGGACCAGCTTCTTCTGTATCATAATCCTCATTGTATATTGGACTTAGTTCATTAAAACTGAGAGTCATACTTGTATGAACTGGAGTTCCATCAGAATATGTTGAATAATTTCCCGATGCGGTATAATTCAAACTAACATTAGTTAGGGCACAGGTTTTAAATGCATTTAAGAATGGGTGATCTGCGTTTCCACTTTTATATTTAATTTCAAATACATCTGGAGCACTGATTAATAGTCCCGATCCAGGTCCACCAAAAGAACTTGTTTTTGGTGTCATAGCTTTTTTAAATTCTCTAATTATTTTTTTAACAACTTGACCTTCATAAGAGTCTCTTGGAGCAAACTCGAAGGTAAAATCAAATGTTCTTAACATTGGACCACTAAACAATAATTCTAAGTTTGGATTTACTACTGCTCCCGTTGTTCTTTTTAGTAACCCATTAACTGATACATTTCCACCTAAACTATTGATGATTTTTTTAGTTGCTGCTGAGATTGTTGCTTTTTGACCGTCACCAGTTTGAATTGTTCCTATTGCACTATCATAGGCATCTTTCAATATACTTCCAATGTTTCCTGGATTTTCAATTAATCCTCCAACTGATTCAGCTCCTAATGCAGATAAAGGATCTATTCTATCTGGTCCCCAATCTACAGAAATTCCGTCAACTAATTGTTTTGGTATTGGAAGGTGAATATATTTTACTGGATTTCTAATTGATCCAGATTCTTTATTTCTTATTGCCGATGTTGAGGTCCCAATTTTTAAAGTACCAGATTGTGCATTAAGACCTGGAGGTAAATACTTTACTATTTTAATTTCAAGCCAATCACTAGTATCTTCTAACTGTGCATATGGATATCTGAGTGGTGTGTTATCTGGGAGAGGTTTAGCAACACTTGCATTGCCATTGACATATTCACTTAAGGGTTTAATGTTTGAAACATTTGAATATGAAATATTACCATTTGCAGGAGTAACATTATTGCTATTGCTACTGCTTAAATCTATACTATTTTGAGCTAATGTGTACCCAAAAACTGGATCGGCCATTTATCTTTTTCTAACTATTTATTTTTAATTTTTGCAAAAGGTAATGCTTGCAAATCTTTTAGTTCTGCTGGATAAACTATATGTAAAGATCCAACAATTTCTTCCCAGGTGTACTGCCTCACTTCACCCCAATGAAAATTAATTCCTCTAAATCCCCATTTGAATATATCAGTCACTGCAACAAATGGATGAGCATCATATTGTATATTTTCTGTTTTTGGTGAATATACAAAAACATAAAATCCACCAACATTTGGAACTAATTCTGTTTCATTAAGGACTTCAAGAACTTTTAACATTAAATCATCAGAATTTTCATTACCAATTAGTCTACTATGTATTTGACGTATTCTATTTCTTTTATTATCTGTATTTTTAGATCTTTGTTGACTTAGTGTTTTTCTTGGCATTTTAATACTTAATATTTAATTCATTTTCTGTAAGAATTTTAAATCCATACTGTCTATCTTTACACCATTCTCTTGCATATTCCCATTTTGATTGGTTTTTTGCATATTCCATTACTTCAGATATATATGCTTTCGTCTTTCTTTTTGGTTCTTTAGGTGGAGATAATTGTTTATATGGTTTTATTTCAACAAGATATTTTTGAATTGACCCATCAAACATTTGTTCTTTTACATAAAAATCTGGAAAATAACGATGGGGTCGATTATCGAGTGGGGATTTGTACCATATAAAGATTTCTTCACTCGACCACTCTAAAATATGATCATTTAGGTCAAGATATTTCATATATTTTCTTTCCCACAAAGATCTCCAAACAACTTGTGTCGGATCTCCTTTATATTTTTGTGGGTTTTTTAATTTGTATTTTCCTTTATATGACATCTAAATAATTACATAATAAAACCTATTAAAGGTATTTAGAGTGCCTATAAAAAGACCAATATCCAGATTCAAAAAAACTCTTACTAATCTTGCACAAACATCTCATTATCAAGTGATAATGGATGTTCCCTACCCTGTGAGAAGATATTTGCTTGAAAGAGGTATTGATCCTTTTTTTATAACTGAAAGTGTGGGTATATTGTGCTCTTCTGCTGCTTTACCAGGAAGTTCCTTTGCAACATCAGATATTGTCGGTAATTTTACTGGTGTTGTTGAAAAAATGGCACATACAAGGTCTTTTACTCAAATAGATCTTGAATTTTATGTAGATAAGGAATATAAAGTTCTAAAATTTTTAGAACATTGGATGGAATTCATATCCAGTGGTTCTAATGTTAATCCCGGTAAAGATGGTTATTATTTTAGGATGAAATATCCAATTGAGTATAAAACAAATCGTACAAGAATTATAAAATTTGATAGAGATTATAAGTCTGAGATAGAATATACTTTTTTTGGATTATTTCCATTATCTCTTAACAGTATTGGAGTTTCTTATGATTCTTCGGGAATTTTAAAAGCAGGTGCAACCTTTAGTTTTGATAGGTATGTTTGTGGTCCAATAACAAACTTTGATTTCTTTAAAAATATTAATTTTAATAACATAATAAACAGAGACACTAATCAAAGAACTGTATATAGAACAGGACAGTCTCTTGGAAATGAAAGCGGTGTAAGACCTGTATTAATTCAACCAGGAAATGTTAATCCTACTGTATTAGTCAGATAAATAATTTTACTGAATTTTGTAGGATATTATGCCTTTACCAAAAGTTTCTACCCCAACTTATGAGTTGGAAATACCGTCAACTGGAAAAAAAATTACATATAGACCTTTCTTAGTTAAGGAAGAAAAGGTTCTTATTATTGCTATGGAAAGTGAAGATCAAAAGCAAATAACCAATGCGGTTAAAAACGTAATATCTAATTGTATTGTAACTAAGGGTATTAAAGTAGAAAATCTTGCAACTTTTGATATTGAATACTTGTTTTTAAATATTCGCGGAAAATCAGTTGGAGAAACTGTTGAAGTTCTTGTAACTTGTCCGGATGATGGGGAAACAAAAATTCCTATTGAAATTAATCTAGATGATATTAAAGTACAATCTCATAAGGATCATAGTAAAGACATTAAACTTGATGAAAATCTCATTTTGAGAATGAAATATCCATCTATGAATGAATTTATTAAGAATAATTTTAATAATGTAAATGGAGTTTCAATTGATGAGACATTTGATTTGATTTGCTCTTGTATAGAGCAAGTTTATTCTGAAGAAGAATCTTGGTCTGCATCTGATTGCAGTAAAAAAGAACTGATAGATTTTCTTGATCAATTGTCTCCTAATCAATTTAAGAGTATTGAGAAGTTTTTTGAAACAATGCCAAAACTTTCCCATACTATTAAATTCATAAATCCAAAGACTAAAGTTGAAAATGAAGTTGTTTTAGAAGGGTTACCTGATTTTTTCGTGTAGCTATGGCGCATGAGGATCTTGCGTCATATTATAAGGTAAACTTTGCTCTGATTCAGCACCATAAATATAGTTTGACAGAGTTAGAAGATATGATTCCTTGGGAGAGGGAGGTTTATCTTTCTTTTCTCCAACAATTTATTGAAGAAGAAAACTTAAAAAATAAGGTAAATGGTTGAGATCTCATCACCACTATCCAGAGAAAATAGAATTCAGATATCCAGATCTAGTAATATTTCCGGATTAGTAGGAGATAGGGCTTCCATATTATCTCAAAATCCAGTAGGTTCTCCGAGAAATACTGGACCAGATCCAGAAACATTAAAAATATTAGAAGCGAATCAAAATTCTTTAAATATTGTATCTTCAGGAATAGTTTCTTTAAGGCAAAGACTTGATATTCTTTCAAGTTCTTTGTCTTCTTTATCATCTATTATAAGTAATAATACTATACTTGAAAATTTTAGAGAAAACCAAAGAGCTGATCAAGAAAGAAGGCTTGCTGAGCAAGCAATTAGAGATGAATCTGAAGCAGCAATAGAAAGAAAAATTCAATCTTCTATTGGAAAACCCGTTCAAAATATTGCACAGAATACGACATCAAAATTAAATTCTTTGATGGGTGCATTTTCCAAATTATTCCTTGGGTGGTTAGGATTTCAAGGAATATCTTCTATACAATCACAAATATTTGGAAATTCTAAAAAGTTATCTTTTGTTAAAGAATTAGTATCAAATAGTCTCAGTACTGTAAAAAATGTGCTCTTAGGGATAAGAGATGGATTTGAAAATATAACATCTAAACTAGTAAATATTACATCTAAAGTTTCCAAGGTAGTAACGGGTGGATTAATTGTAAATCCATTCAAAGCTTTATTTCCAGGTAAATCTGTCGCAGCAAAGGCAGGAGCAGAAGGAGCAGAGGCAGTAGCAAAGGCAGCAACATCTGCAGGGTCTGATGTAGCATCAAAAACTGGAGCAGAAGCAGCAGAAGCATTAACGAAGGCAGGAACATCTGCAGGGTCTGATGTAGCATCAAAAACTGGAGCAGAAGCAGCAGAAGCAGTAACAAAAGGTGGATTGTTGAAATCTGGTGCTAAAAGACTTGTACCTCTTGCAAATATTCCAATAAGCGCATATTTTGCTCAAAAAAATTTGAAAGAAGGTGATATTCTCGGTGCTGGATTTGATGTTGGTGGGATGTTTCCTGGACTTTTAGGATGGGCTTCTTTAGGTGGTGGCGCTTTGTATGAAACTATGACCAAGGGTGGAATAAAAGGTATTCCAAATATGTCGGATATATTTAAGAATCAATCGCAAAATTCTACACCTACTTCCAGTTCTTCAACATCTACGGATCAACAAATATCCAGTAATATAACTTCTTCACAAAATAGTTTGGTTGAATCATCAACTGAACAAATGCCAATAATTTCTCCAGAGCAGATATCTTTAGGATCAGAAAAAATTGCTGAGCAAGTTACTCCTAAGGCAAATCTTGCATTTAATTTTGGTGAACAAATAACTAATATTAATAATAAAGTATTTTCAACTTCTAATGATGAAAATCAAAATCTTGCTATGTCTATGCCATCTATTTTAGGTATGAAAGAAGAATCTAAAATGGAAGACTCTAAGTATTCTGAATATTTAGAATCACCTAATGAAAAACCTAATATAGATTCTATTCAAAAATCATCACCTATTGTTGAAAATATTCCCAAAAAAGAACCTTCGATTGGACCTACTACAAAGTCTCAACCAAATATTATTGTTACTCCAATACCACAAAATCAACAAACTACACAAAGATCTTCGCCATCGTCAGGTCCTGCAAGTGATGTCCCAGCAATTCCATCATCTAATGCTGAGAATTTTTATGCATTGTATTCAAAAGTACATTATAATATAGTATAAAAATGGCAACAAAAAATTTACTTTACAAATCTCTCATAAATGTTAGGAATATTACTAAGGAAGTTTTTTCTTTAAGTAACGAAGCGAATAATTCAAATAAGTATGTCGCAAAAATTGGAAAAAATGTAAATCAGAATACGACTTTAAAGAGAAAATCTATAATATCAGATTCAGTGTTGTATAGAAGAAAAGTTGAGTCGGTAAGAAGAAAAAAACAAGAAGGAATTATAGAATTATCAAAAGTTGGATCTATATTTAAAGCTCCCGGTAAAGCGTTGGCTGATACTGGGCAAGGAATTTTAAGCAGAATTATGAATGTTGCTGGTACAGTTATGGCGGGTTGGTTAGTTTATAATTTACCAACAATTGCAGGAATGGCACAGGAGTTAACCGCTAGAGTGTTTAGATTGACACAAATATTGGGAACATTTTTACCAAATATTACATCGGGATTTTCTAGCTTTGGTGAACTAATAGGAGCCTATGCGCAAAATTTTGTAAGTCTTGATTTCAAAGATAGTAAGGGTAGAGTTGAAAAAGCTATGATAAATCTCCAGAATTCTTTTTCTGGAATGTCTACATCTTTTGATGAAGTTTTAATGTTAATCACCACACCATTGACAGAACCATTAGAAGGTCCGGGAGCACCTCCATTTAATACTGATTACAGTAAACAGGGTCAAGGGGGAACTGCTTTACCTGACCAAAATAGTCCCGAAATGTATCGAATTGCTGCTGCATTGTCTACGGAAGGTAGTGGGGCACAATCATCCGCAGATATGATGCAAGTAGTTGTGAACAGAAAAGCAACGGGAAGATATGGTGCAACATATACAGATATTCTTGCAGCTCCTAGTCAATTTGCTGGAGTCAGTCAGGCAAGGAGTGCCTCTTCTTTTAAGAAAATTCAGACATTAAAAGATGCATCAAAATGGTCGGGTCAAAGTGAAAATACTCTTTTAGGAATCATTAAAAATATTCAAGATCCAACATTGCAAGCAAACGCGGCAAAACATGTTGGTGGTGCTTTAGAGTTTAGAGCTCAACCGGGATACTATAAAAAATATGGACTAGTTCGTGGAGAAATGGGTCCAGATGGAAGATTTTACAATTCTGCTTGGCGTGGTGGTCCAGGAGATAATCAATTCCTCAAAGATCCCAAAAAAGATCCTATTAGACCAGAGGGTCCAGCTTCTTTTAATTTACCTGAACCAATACAACCGCCATCATCAAAAACAACACCATCCCCAAGATCAGCACCTCCAGTAAATAATTTGGAATTAATTCCACAAACTGGGAAAGGAGGATTTGTTCAGGGTGGGTCCAGTGCTCCCGGAAACGAATTGACATATGCAACTCACTTTCACGTAGATTTAAAAACTCCAAATTATACTGCAGAGGGACTGGCAAGAATTCGTGAAGTTGCTTTTCAGGCAGTAAAAGCTATGCAGGCAAGAGGATCATATGTAACTTTTGGAAATATACCTGGATATCCTGTTGCAAGTAAAAATGATTCTACGTTAAGATCTCAAATTTTACAAGAACAACAAGGGCATAGGTCTAGAAGTAGTCCCGGAATTGATCTTCAAGAACACAATTCCAATATCCAAAGAACATTTCCTTCCCAACCAGGATCTAAAACTAAGTTTCCTTTTGCTGTTGGTTCTGTTTACTGGAGAAAAGGATATGGAAGGGAGGCAGAAATTATTGGATCTGGTGGAGTTACTGTTTCTCACGGTGCTCCAGGATCATCTTCCAGTGAAATTCAATCTCCACCAAAGCCAGCCCCAGCACAAATACAAGCAAAACCAAGACCATCAATTTCCGACAGAATATCTAAACCTCAAGAAACTGAATCTTACGTTGTTCCGTTTATATATCCTCAACAACAAGTGCAACAGGCAGCTCCTCCATCGATGTTTTTACAACAGCAAAGTTTTGGGGTTAATAGTTCGTTAAATAGTTTTATCGATAAAAAAATACTTTTAGATTTGGCTTATACCTAATGTCAGTAAAAAAATCTATATACGAACAATTTTTTATAGAATCGGACGATAAATCAAAAACAGTTGATATTTCGCAAGGTGTTGTTTCGTTTGATTACTATGAAGATATTTTTTCACCTACAGTTACTGCCAAAGTAATGGTAGTTAATACTGGAAATACCATTAAAGGTAAGGATGGAAAATTACAATCAATTTATAATGGATTGCCTTTAAGAGGTGGTGAGAGAGTTGCTATAAAAGTAGCAGGAAATTCCCCAACAAATCCTGGACTTGATTTTGCAACAAATAGTAAAGATTCTTTATATGTTTCTAGTATTTCTAATTTAGTTAGCGAAACTCAGAGAGAAAGTTTTGTTCTAAATTTAGTTTCAAAAGAAGCATTGATTAATGAAACTACAAGAGTACCTAAAAAATTTTCTTCGAGTTCAACAATAGATTCTTCAGTTACTTCTATTTTAAAAAATTATTTGAAAACAGATAATATTGGAAAAATAGATAAAACTTCAAATAAGTATGGTTTTATAGGAAATTTAAGAAAACCATTTAGCATTTTAGTGTGGTTAGCATCAAAGGCAGTTCCAAGTATATCTGGTGATGGAACAGCAGGATTTTTATTTTATCAATCTAAAGATGGATTTCAGTTTAGATCTATTGATAATTTGATTATGGAGAGTTCAAAAGCATCTTATACTTATACTGAGGTCAATCAATCAAATATTGAAAGAAATAATGATTTTAACATACTAAAGTACAAAACAGTAAGAAATCAAAATCTTTTAGAAAAGTTGAGATTAGGTGCATATTCTAGCACTAGAGTTTTTTATAATCCATTAACTTTTGAATTTACTAGTCCAAGTAAAGGGTTGTTTAAACTAAGTGATTATTCTAGTAAATTAAAAAATCTAGGCGATGATTTAAGTCTTCCTAAAGTATTAGATTCCTCTAATAATAGAGGTGGATTAGGAAATATCCCAACAAGAATTTTTACACAAATACTAGATATTGGGACAGTTGAGAAGGATGTTTCCACTGATATAAATGCAGATCCATCGAAATATCAATCTCAATCTATTATGAGGTATAATACATTATTCACACAATCTTTAAGTGTAACTATACCATCGAATACTAATCTAAGAGCTGGTGATATTATTGAATGCCAATTTCCAAAAATTTCATTTTCGAATAGTAAGGAATTTGATGATGACCAAAGTGGGCTATATATGATAAAAGAACTTTGCCATCATTTTGACACTGAAGGTTCATATACTTCTATGGAACTTGTCAGAGATACTTTTGGAAAACATGGTAAAAATAATAAGTAGTAGGTTATATGCAAGAAGAATCTCTAATAAAAAGTAATTTTGTTGGAAGAGATGGATTTAGATGGTGGATTGGACAAATACCACCAGAAAAATCTCATGGTGCTCAAATTGATGGTGGTGGTTGGGGAAATAGGTATAAGGTTCGTATAATGGGATATCATCCCCCAAGTCTTACAGATTTGCCAGATAAAGACTTGCCTTGGGCTCAAGTTCTCCTATCAACAACTTCAGGAACTGGGGCAGGTAACTATGCTACTGATACAAAACTTTCTCCGGGAGATAGTGTATTTGGATTTTTTCTTGATGGTGATAATGCCCAAATACCAGTAATTATTGGTGCATTTGGAAGAACATCAAAAGTTTCTGTAAAAGATTATAAAAATCCATTTGTTCCATATACTGGATATACAAGTAAAGTTAAAAATGATGGTAAAAATGTAGTAAAAGATCAAACGAATGAGCAAAATGCTAATTCCCAGAAATCTCCTAGACACGTTCCTAAACAATCTGCAAAAAAACTTGGGAAGGATGAGAGATCATATTTTACGGGAATTGGCGATGTCTTAATAGGTCCTACTGAAAATACTTCTAAAACAATTGATAAAATTGGCGCAGAGGTTACTAATTTTTTAAATGCTGTTCAGAATGGATTATCAAAAGTTTCAACGTTAGTTAATATTGTAACTGATAAAATTCAATCAATTACAACTGGTCTTGTTGGAAGCATGATATCTAGTGTTTATAATGCTTTAGCTCCATTGATTAATTCTGGATTAAAGGCATTATATCGTTTAGTTTATAATTTAGTTTTTGCGGCAACAAGATCTGATCCTATAGCACACTTGGCAGGAGTGGCGGCTCAAACTGCTATGGTTGGACCAATTAATAATATTCAACAACTTCTGCCATCATTGGCAAATAAAATAATTGGTTCTTTAGGATCTGTTATTTCCAGCTTATTAAAATCTACTGCAAAAAACTCCAAAAAATTTAAAAGTTGTGCAAAAAATCAATTTAGTGGTTCTTTAGTCAATCATATTATTAAAAAAATTCAAACTGGAATGAGTTCAGTAATTGATGGAGCTCAAAAAGTTTTATCCTTAGTTGGTGGATTTGATCCAGCAACTTTTCTTCGTAATAGTATTGAATCTATTTCTGGGATCGTTAGTAAAGTTAGTAAAGTCAATGACAGTCCTCTTGCCAGAGATTTTTCAGTAAAATCAAATGAGTGGTTAGTCGGTAGAGGATCAAAAGATGCTCCAGGACCAGACTTTAAAGAAATTATGAAAAGTGTAAATGCTGATGATTTAATTGCAGCTTTTGGGGATAAAAAACGAGATGCTGAGTCTGCAGCAAAAGAAATAGCATCTGCTTTTGATAATTTCTCAAAAAAATCAAAATCATCATCATCCAAGTGTTATACGGGAGAACCACTCTCTTGCAATCCACCTAAAGTTAAAATATTTGGTAGTAAAGGTAAAGGTGGAGAAGCAGTTCCAATTATGGGCGCAATAGTTGGAAAAGGAAAAAATAAAACAGGAAGTGTCATAGGAATTAAAATAACTAAGAAAGGAAAAAAATACGATTTTCCACCATTTATAGAAATATCAGATGATTGTGATCAAGGATATGGTGCAGTAGCTAGAGCAGTCATAACTGATGATGGAGAACTAGAATCAATTTATATGGTTTCTGAAGGTGAAAATTATCCAGTTGGTGAATTAGATCCTTATTATGTTGATGATGTTGATGTTATAGAACCTGGTGAAGATTATACTTCAGAAGATTATGCTGTAGATCAATTTGAAAATAAGTATGAATTGGAAGTAAATAATGGGGAAATCATTAAAGTTACACCAATAAATATTATAACAGTAGTTGATCCATTAACTAATGTTACTCCACCTACACAACCAATAGGTACGTTTATACCTCCTTCTGGAATACAAACTTCAAAACAATTCCAAAAACTTATTAGGGTTGATGATATTCCAGAGTTGTCCATAGTTAGTGAAAATGGATTTGGTGCTATTTTAAGTCCAAGATTAGAAATAGTTCCAAAAGAAGTTGATGAATCTGGTAGACCTACCATATCTGTTGCCACACAAATAGATTGTATTGATTAATATGGCTCAAAGACCTTTTAAAAAGCAGAAATGGCAAAGGAGAAACATATGTAGTCTTGGGCCAAATTTTAGATATGATATATGTAATCCTCAAATGGGTCTTGATGGATTTGATGTATATAATTTTTATGGCGTTACTGATAAAAATGAAATTTCTTTAAGTGGTTTAAGTGCGGGTGGTTTATCTAAAATTTATGCTGATGGATCTCTTGAAATTATTGCTGGGCAAAAGAATAAATCTACTGGTGTTGATATAGTTATTACTGGAAAAAATGGAGATGTTTGGATAACTGCTGAAAGAAATGGTGAAGTTCGCATAAGGGGAAAAAATATAATATTAGATGCAGATGAAAATTTAGAATTAAGTGCAGGCAAAGATATCAATATAAAAGCAAGTGCTGGTAGAATTTTACTAAAAGCAACTGAAGCTTCTGTTGATGCCCTTCTTGGAAATCTTCCACCATTACCAATGACTTTTGGTGGAATGTGTTTTGAAGGTACCTACGTTGGTACTGATGTTTTAACCAGTACATTTACGGGTATTTTCTAAGATGTCGGGGAATACTAATTATCTAAGTCTACAACAACTTTTTAACGATCGAGCCACATTCTATGCTGGCATGATTGTTTATGGTGATATTGAATTAGAAAAAGCAATAGATCAATTAGTTGATACTTCTCAGAATTGGGAATTTGAAAATCCGGTTTTAAAACTTGGATATATTGGAGTAGAATCCGATACTCGCAAATTTAAATTTGGTGATGGAGAAACTCCTTGGAATAATTTACCATACTCTGGTCTTCCCGATAATCAAGGAACTCAAGGTACTCAAGGATTTCAGGGAGTACAGGGTCAAGGTGAGCAGGGAACGCAAGGTGATCAAGGTATTCAGGGACCATTAAGTAATTTTCAAGGCACTCAAGGTACACTAGGTCTTCAAGGTGATCAAGGTGTTCAAGGTACTCAAGGAACTCAAGGAAATTTAAGTAATTTTCAAGGAACTCAAGGTCTTCAAGGAGATCAAGGTACACAAGGAACTCAAGGAGATCAAGGTATTCAGGGTCTTCAGGGTCTTCAGGGTGCTGGAGATCAAGGAACTCAGGGTACTCAAGGTGATCAAGGTGTTCAAGGTTTAAGTAACCAAGGTACTCAAGGTGATCAGGGAACTCAAGGTACTCAGGGAGATCAAGGAACACAAGGTTTAAGTAATCAGGGTACTCAGGGTAGTCAAGGTGATCAAGGTGTTCAAGGTACTCAAGGAGATCAAGGAACTCAAGGTCTTCAAGGAGATCAAGGAACTCAAGGAGATCAAGGAACTCAAGGTACTCAGGGAGATCAAGGAACACAAGGTTTAAGTAATCAAGGAACTCAAGGAACTCAAGGAGATCAGGGTGTCCAAGGAGATCAAGGTATTCAAGGAGATCAAGGAGTACAAGGTCTTCAAGGAGATCAAGGTATTCAAGGAGATCAAGGTACTCAGGGAACTCAAGGAGATCAGGGAGTTCAAGGTGATCAAGGTACTCAAGGCATTCAAGGTGAGCAAGGTGCTCAAGGTGTTCAGGGAGATCAAGGTATTCAAGGTCTCCAAGGAGATCAGGGTATCCAAGGAGATCAAGGTACTCAGGGAACTCAAGGGGAGCAAGGAGTACAAGGTCTTCAAGGAGATCAAGGTATTCAGGGTGATCAAGGTACTCAGGGTGATCAAGGTACTCAAGGACTAAGTAATCAGGGTACTCAGGGTAGTCAAGGTGATCAAGGTGTTCAAGGTACTCAGGGAGATCAGGGAGTACAAGGTACTCAAGGAGATCAAGGAACTCAAGGAGATCAAGGAACACAAGGTGATCAAGGTGTTCAAGGTCTTCAGGGTGATCAAGGAACTCAAGGAATTCAAGGTGATCAAGGAACACAAGGTGATCAAGGCGTACAAGGTCTCCAAGGTGATCAAGGAACTCAAGGAATTCAAGGTGATCAAGGAACACAAGGTGATCAAGGTGTTCAAGGTCTTCAGGGTGTTCAAGGTCTTCAGGGTGATCAAGGGACACAGGGAGATCAAGGAACACAAGGAACTCAAGGTTTAAGTAATCAAGGAACTCAAGGTACTCAGGGAGATCAAGGAACTCAAGGTACTCAAGGAGATCAAGGTACTCAAGGTACTCAAGGAGATCAAGGAACTCAGGGTCTTCAAGGTGATCAGGGTACTCAAGGTGATCAAGGAACTCAAGGTACTCAAGGGGATCAAGGTGTACAGGGTGTACAAGGAACTCAAGGTGATCAGGGTACTCAGGGAGATCAAGGTGTACAAGGTCTGCAGGGTGATCAAGGTACTCAAGGAGATCAAGGTACTCAAGGAACTCAAGGTGATCAAGGTACTCAAGGTTTAAGCAATCAAGGAACTCAAGGTACTCAAGGAGATCAAGGTACTCAAGGAACTCAGGGAGATCAAGGAACACAAGGTACACAAGGTCTACAAGGTGATCAGGGTACTCAGGGAGATCAAGGAGTACAAGGTCTTCAAGGAGATCAAGGAGTACAAGGTCTGCAGGGTGATCAAGGTACTCAAGGTACCCAAGGACTTCAGGGAGATCAGGGAGTACAGGGTCTTCAAGGTGATCAGGGCACTCAAGGTGATCAGGGAGTTCAAGGTCTTCAGGGTACTCAGGGATTAAGTAATCAGGGTACCCAAGGTACCCAAGGAACTCAGGGAGATCAGGGAACTCAAGGAACTCAAGGTGAGCAAGGAGTTCAAGGTCTTCAAGGTGATCAAGGAGTTCAAGGTACTCAGGGGACTCAAGGAACTCAGGGCGATCAAGGTGTTCAAGGTCTCCAAGGAGATCAAGGGACTCAGGGGGATCAAGGAACTCAAGGTACCCAAGGAACTCAGGGTGTACAAGGTCTTCAGGGTGATCAAGGAGTTCAAGGTGATCAAGGAACTCAAGGAACTCAGGGTGTTCAAGGTCGTCAAGGTACTCAAGGTGATCAAGGTACTCAAGGTGATCAAGGAACTCAAGGTGATCAAGGAACTCAAGGTCTTCAAGGAACACAGGGAACTCAAGGAATTCAAGGAGATCAGGGGACTCAAGGAGCACAAGGTGATCAAGGTGTTCAGGGTCTTCAAGGCACTCAAGGAACTCAAGGTAGACAAGGAAATCAGGGCACTCAAGGAACACAAGGTGATCAAGGCGTCCAAGGTCTTCAGGGTGATCAAGGAACACAGGGTGATCAAGGAACTCAAGGAACTCAAGGTGATCAAGGTGTTCAGGGTCGTCAGGGAACTCAAGGATCTCAAGGTCTTCAAGGATCTCAAGGAACTCAAGGTACTCAAGGAACTCAAGGTTTACAGGGATTACAAGGTATTCAAGGAAAACAAGGAGTTCAAGGTCTTCAAGGTACCCAAGGTAGTCAAGGTACTCAAGGATTCCAAGGATCTCAAGGGAGACAAGGAGTTCAAGGTCTTCAAGGAACTCAAGGTACTCAAAGCACTCAAGGTGCTCAAGGCGTGCAAGGAGATCAAGGCACTCAAGGAACTCAAGGGGATCAGGGTGTTCAGGGTCGTCAAGGGGTTCAAGGTAGACAAGGTGTTCAAGGACTTCAGGGTATTCAGGGTCTTCAAGGACTTCAGGGGAGACAGGGAACTCAAGGTGATCAAGGTGTTCAAGGTCTGCAGGGTGATCAAGGTGTTCAGGGAAGACAAGGAACTCAAGGACTTCAAGGTAATCAAGGACTTCAAGGAACTCAAGGAACTCAAGGAAGGCAAGGAACTCAAGGAGCACAATCTTCTCAAGGTGTTCAGGGTGATCAAGGGACACAGGGTGATCAAGGAACCCAAGGTGATCAAGGAACCCAAGGTCTTCAAGGTGATCAAGGAGTTCAAGGTACTCAGGGAACTCAAGGTTTACAGGGAGATCAAGGCACTCAAGGTCTTCAAGGAACTCAAGGAACACAGGGGGATCAAGGAACTCAAGGTCTTCAAGGTGATCAAGGGACACAGGGTGATCAAGGCACTCAAGGCACTCAAGGAGATCAGGGTGTACAAGGTCGCCAAGGAGTTCAGGGTAGACAAGGAACTCAAGGTACTCAAGGTACTCAAGGAACTCAAGGCAATCAGGGTCTTCAAGGTACTCAAGGCACTCAGGGAAGACAAGGAACGCAGGGATCGCAAGGATTCCAAGGAGTTCAGGGTAGACAAGGTACGCAAGGCACTCAGGGTGTTCAGGGAAGACAAGGAACTCAAGGTACCCAAGGTGTTCAAGGACTTCAAGGTACTCAAGGACTTCAAGGTACTCAAGGACTTCAAGGTAATCAGGGATTACAGGCAACACAAGGTACTCAAGGATCGCAAGGAGTTCAAGGAAGACAAGGAGTTCAAGGACTTCAAGGTGTTCAGGGTCTCCAAGGTGTTCAAGGAGATCAAGGTGTTCAAGGATTACAAGGTCTACAAGGATCTTCTTCTTTTGACATAGTAGATGATAATACTACAAATCAGCAGAGATATGTATTATTCACCGAAGATCCAAATACAGTTGCGATTACTACAGAATTTACTTCTACAGAAAAACTAACTTATGTTCCTGCAACTGGATCTTTAGGAATTAATACTGATATAGTAACTGATAATTTGACAGTAAAAGGATCAACTAGATCTACTGAATTTTATGGAGATGGAGTAAATCTTGTTGGTATTGTCACACAACTAGTTCCTGGAATTGGTATTGATCTAACAGCAACACAACCTACAGGAAAAGGCGTTGTAAAAATTGACGCATATCGTCCAATTGGAAAAACAATCTATGTTTCACAAACTGGTGATGATAATAATACTGGATTGGCAGAAAATTATCCGAAGAGAACTATAAAAGCCGCAGCATCTGTCGCTCTATTTGGAGATACTATAAAAGTATTTCCTGGTGCATATATTGAAGAAAATCCAATTGTTCTTGCCAGAACAGTATCTTTAGAGGGCACAGAACTTAGAAATTGCGTTGTAACTCCAAAATATCCAGAAAAAGATCTATTCCATGTCAACAATGGATGTCATATTACTGATGCAAGTTTTATAGGACAAAATTCTACAAATGGTGCTGCTATAGTTGCTTTACAACCATTAACTGGAGTAGCAACTGATAGATTCTTTGATGCTGCAAGAATGATTCGTTTCAATTTGGATTATATTGCCAAAGAATCTGTAGGATTCCTTACAAGCGGATTCAGTGGATTTGCAGGAAATCATAGAGAACAAGATGCTGCAAAACTAATTGACGCTAATTTAGAATATATTGCGGGCGAAGCAGTTGGATTCTTAACGTCTCCATCGGGTTATAACTTTAGTCTTGGAATTAGTAGTTATACAAACTGCAGAGAAGATATTGTTAGTATTATGAGTGCAGTTTCATATGATTTAAAGGCAGGTAGTAATCGCAAGTCTATCGGTGCAGGATATTCGTACTTTAGTAGTTCTAATAGTTTAATTCACATTACAGGAGCTGGAGTTTCTGAGGCAACTGTTGCTGCTCTGGATTATGCGGCAGGTATTGCGACATATGTGATTAACAATTTAACTCCACCAATATCATATCAAGGAATTGGAAACAGTGTATCTCAAGTTAAAAATCTTTCGGTTATACCAGTCGAAGGTGGTTGTATTGGTGTCGGAACAACAGTTAAACAACTAGTTGGAATTGTCACGAATATGATTGGAGCGGGGACAACTTTAAATGCTCCATTAGTTAGATATGGTGTTACTTTAGAAAGTGGTGATTGTGCAGATGATGTTAAAGATATTTGGAAATGTATTATTCATGATATAACCAGAGGGGGTAATTCACGATCAGTTGATGCTGGAAAAGCATACTATGATGATAATTGGAATTTAAAATCAGGAATTCTGAAAAATCCACAAGAAGTACAGCAAACAATATCAACAATTGATTATTCTTTCAATATTGCTAGAGCAGTTATTAATAATTGCCTTTGGGGAGGTTATCCAGTCGGTTTAGGTACAACCGTTATCAATGCTGTTTATGATTTTGAGACGGGAATAACTACAGTTACTGCAACTAATCACGGATTGACTAAAAATGATCCAGTTAAAGTTCAAGGTCTTACATATGCATGTACACCAGGATCTGCAGGGTATCCTGTTGGAGTTGTAACTGCTTCTTATGATAGAATCACTGGAATTTCCACAATCCAAACAACATCTTCTTTACCAATATTATCTGGAGATAGAGTTAGAATAGAAAATTTAGTCTTTGAATGTAATAGTGGAGGTGGACCATCTACGGCAAATTATCCATCAGGAAATCTTGGATATGATTTTACTGTCCAAGATGTTTTAGATTCAACTACTTTTGTCGTAAATGTCGGAAAATCAACTTTAGATCATAGTTATAAGTATGGTGGAGAAATATCAAAACTATATACCCCAGTATTTGGAATTTCTACTGCATCTTACGATAATACTACTGGAATTGCAACAATTACTGCAGTTGGATTAGGAACTACTGTTGGACCATCTTTCTATATTGAACCAGGTAAAAAAGTAAAATTAGATAATTTAGTTTGGGTATGTAATAGTGGAGGTGGACCATCTACAGCATATTATCCATCAGGAAATCTTGGATATGATTTTGTAGTAATAGCAACAACTGAAAACAGATATATTGATGCTTCTAATTTAATTCAGAAAAATAGAATTGAAATTATCGATAAATCACTTGCATCTATTGCAATAGCTCACTCCGATTTCTACTTCCCCAATGATGCACAGACTACAAGATTCTCTAGATTTAAGGATGCATATCGCTTAATTCAGAAAAACAAAACTGAAATTATTGATACTGCTTGGAATGCTACATCCGCTGCATATCCAGCAATTTCTGCAACTCAAACAAAGTGCAAGAGAGATTTGGGATATTTTATTGATGCTGTTTCTACAGATATATTTACTGGAGGAAATTCTTACTCCATTGCATTTGTACAACAATACTTTAATAATGGAGCACCAATTTCTAATGGATTAGTTGGCGAAGAAACAGAATCAGTTTATGCTTTTAATCAAGCAAGAAACTTGATGAAGCAGGCAATTACAAATCAACTAACTGTAAAAGATCTCACAGTAACTGTAGATCCTATTACGGGATCTAACACAAATATAAATTCTTGCGCTAATGTACAAAATGCATTAGATACTTTAACATCAATTATTACAACAGTTATTACTAATGGATCGTTATCTTCAATTAATTCAATTAGAATTAATTCTGGAATATTTGTTTCAGGTGAGAACAAGTGCCGTAGGGATATTGGATACATCGTCGATGCTTTAATTAAAGATGTCAGATACGGAACTAACAAATATATTCGTGAAGCAATTAGAGCATATTTTAATAAAGATGGATCTCCTATTTCCAATGGTTTAATAGGAGAAGAATCTGAAAGTGTAACAGCATTCAATTCAATTCGCGATTATGCTAAGAAAGCAATAACAAATCAATTAAATGTAAAGGATTTATCAATTAGTGTCGATCCTATTACTGGATTTAATACTGATCCAAGTTCTTGCGCCGATGTTCAAACAAATATTGATAATCTAATCTCTATTTTAACAACCACAATAACTAATGGAAACCTAAGTGCATATCCAGATCTTTATGTATCCAATAAGGTTAAAATTAACGTTGGAGTATCCACTTTAAGTCATGAGTATGTAACTGGAGGAACATTAACTTCTAATTATACTACTAATATTTTCCCAGATGGAACTTATAATTATATCTTCCCAGTTAAATCTGTCGTAGGACCTAATACATTCGAGTTTGTTGGTGGTAAGACAGTTCTTCCACATACTTACGTTTCTGGAGGCACGGTTCAAAAATATACAAACTTCCAAAGTGGAATCACTCAACTTAGAGATCTTTCAATACAACCAGATCCGAAGACTGGTTATAACGATGTAATTAGTTCTTGTACTGATGTTACTTCAGCTCTCAGATCTTGTGTTGGTGTTGTTACTTCAATAGTTGGACTTGGATCTACTGCATTTTCTGTGGTTGGGTTTAATACTTCTTATCCCGGTAATAGGGGAAGAGGATTTGAAAGTATTGTTGGGGTAACAAGTGCAGTTTATGAAGAGACTTCTGGAAAAACGACGTTAAAGGCGCCAGGATTACCAATTAAGGTTGGAGATTTAATTGAGATTAGAGATCTAGTTTTCTCCTGCTCTTCAGGTGGACCAGCGTCTCAGCAAAAATTCCCATCAGGTTATTATGGATATGAATTCTATATTACTAAAATAAATTCTGACGAGTCTTTTGACATTTATACTGGAATATCTACTATTCCTCATACATATGTTTCTGGTGGATACATTATTAATAGATCTTTACCTATTACAGAATCAAAATATGATAATGTTACTGGCATAACAACAATACTTGCTCCCGGAATTTCGTTAAGAAAGGGTGATTTTGTATCATTACGTGATATGGAATTTACTTGCACTAGTGGAGCTGGAACAACAAATATATTCCCATCAGGAAATAGGGGATATAGTTTTGAAGTTCTTTCTACCGAAAACGATAAATTTACGGTCAATGTTGGAAAATCGACAATTCCCCACACTTATGTAACTGGTGGTGTTGTAATCCCACCATATTCTAAAGGTGTTGGACCAATCACCCAAGGACCTTACATTAGAAATTGTACCAATTTTATTGGTGACAGTATCGGAATGAAAGTTGATGGATTTGCCGCAGAACCTGGCGATAAAGATGATATTGGTGTTACAGGAACAATGTCAGTTGACTCTTATACTCAATATAATCAGGGTGGCATTGGAGTTTCTGTTACTAACGGTGCATATTCTCAGTTAGTTTCTATCTTTACAATTTGCGATGATATTGGAATCTTTACAAAATCTGGTGGTCAATGTGATATCACAAACTCAAACGCATCATTCGGAAATTATGGATTAGTTTCTGATGGTGTTGGTGATAATAATTCTGGGTCAATCTATAGATATACTGCAGAAGTTGTAGATCCTGTTGAGTCTGAAACTTCTATAGTAACTGTTTCCGGAGTTGGTAATAATCGCCCATATGATGGACAAGCAATTTATTTTGGAGAACTGTATTATTTCGTCAATACGATTAAAGTAATTGATGGTGGAAGTGGATACTCTGAGACTAATCCTCCAAATGTTACTTTTGATTTTCCGGGAGGACCAAATGGAATTAGGGCAGAAGGTGCCGCAAATGTTGTAGATGGTAAAGTTGTTTCTATAGACATTATTAGCAGTGGTACACAATATCAAGTTCCACCAAATATACAAATTGTCGGAGGTGGCGGATCTGGAGCAGTTGCTGTTCCAGTGATGTATCCAATATATTATGGAATTGAATCTGCATCACTACCAGTAAATGGTGTTTCAACAATTGTTTTAACGCAAAATGTAAACAATGACATTGGTGTTGGAACAACAGTTTATTTCTCCAGAATTAGTTTACAACTTGCAACATCAATTTCCTTGGAATGGGTTGGTTCTGGTACAAATATTAATACTGCAAAACCAGCATTAGGTGGAGTGACAATTCAAGAAAATGAGGTTGATAAGCGCAATGGTGGGCAAGTTGTATATACTAGCACTAATCAATCTGGTAACTTCCAAATTGGTGATGGAGTTGTAATTAATCAATTGACTGGTACAATTTCGGGAAGATCATTCAGTCAAAGTTTGTTAAATACAGTAACACCATTAATTATAGCACTAGGTAGATAATATGGCAGCAATTGCACTTAATAAATTTAAAACCATTCGTGTAGGAGTAACAACAAATTTAGTTGGAATTTATACCTGTCCGATTGGTGTTGCTTCTATTGTAATTCTCTGTCAAGCATCGAATGTTTCTGCTTCAGGAACTTTTTCTAGAATAACTGCAGTTCATTCTAGGTCAACAGAGACGCCATCTGATTATAGATTTGCAAATGGAGTTAAAATCCCTCCAAATGATGGATTAAATCTAGTTTCAGATGGAAGACTAGCACTTGAGACTTCTGATGTTCTTAAATTTAGTGCAAGTTTAGATAATACTATTGAATTAATTTTAAGTGTGTTAGAAACGGCAAAACAATAATATGTCAAAATTTTTAAGTGGAAGAGTAAATTTAAAAGAATTTTCTGGATTAAGTAGTGATAGACATCTTTACTTAAGTTTGGATGAAGCTGAACCTAACTTGGGATTTCCCGGTGAAAAACCACTTGCAGTTTCTGAAGAGTATTACACTTTAGTTACTATTGCAAATGGAACTACTTTTGATAGATATTGGACTATTGCGCCACCAACAGAATTTACTGGAGGTATTAGTATTTTTGATGAGGGAATTCTTGTAGGAACTGCTAATAGTGTAACTAAATTAAATTTTGTTGGTAGAGGTGTTACTGCTACTGCAGCAGGATCTATTTCGACCATAACTGTCGAAATGCCTATAGTTACAATCTCAGATACTCCTCCAGTAAGTCCATTTAATGGTGATCTTTGGTGGAATAGTTCTATTGGGGATTTAAGAATTTGGTATCAAGATCCAGATTCTGCACAATGGGTAGATGCCAATGGCGGATCGGATAATCAGATAAATCCTTGGGTAATTAATCCTGGATTTACAGGAATTCATACTCTTGGTCTTGTTGGAATTGGAAAAACTGTAGGTGAATTTTATCTTGAAGTTGCTCCAGTTGGGTATTCTAACACATCAGTTGTTATTAATGGAGATTCTAAATTTAATGGAAATGCTGTAGTTGGTATTTTAACAACGAATCAAAATCTCTTCATCGGCACCACAAAATCATTATACTTAGGAATTAGTACATTTTATGGTGGTTTAAGTCCTGGTTTAAGTGGCGGTATTGACTTGTATTTTGGACCCAGCGGTATTGGAACTCCAGATGATAGAAAATATAGATTCGCATTGCAAAATGATAGAAATATAGTTTTGTATGATGGCATAACTGCTATTTGGAACACCGGAACAAATATATCAGACGAAAAATTAAAAGATAATATTAGATCTACAAATATAAATTCTTTAACAATTTTAAATAATATTAATGTTGTAGATTTTGAATGGAAACATAGTAGCGACTTGTATGATGGTGGATTAACTCATACTGGATTTATTGCACAAAATGTAGAAGATGAAATACCAGACGCCGTTAGAGAATTTTCTGGAATTAAACTGGTAGATAAGGAAGAAATGATTCCTGTTCTTTGGAAAGCACTGCAAGAAGCATTATATAAAATAGATATTTTAGAATCTAGAATAACTGAACTGGAAATAAATACAAAGATATGAGTAGTAATATATTTTAGGTAATGGCAGCAATTAATTTTCCCAATAATCCATCTATTAATGAAATATTTGAATATGAAAGAACCAAATGGATTTGGGATGGAGAAGCTTGGCGAAGATTGCCAGATCCTGGAATTCAAGGTTCTCAAGGTACACAAGGTACTCAAGGATTAAGTAATCAAGGATTCCAAGGTACTCAAGGTCTTCAAGGTACTCAAGGCACTCAAGGTCTTCAAGGTGATCAAGGTACTCAAGGTTTATCTGGTGCATTTGCAGGTCAAGGTGTTCAGGGCACACAAGGCGCACAAGGCACACAAGGAGTTCAAGGTAAACAGGGAACTCAAGGATCCCAAGGTGTACAAGGTTTACAAGGTACTCAAAGTACTCAAGGTACTCAAGGAACTCAAGGTACTCAAGGTCTTCAAGGTCTTCAGGGAACTCAAGGAACTCAAGGAACACAAGGTGTACAAGGATTACAGGGTAGACAAGGAACTCAAGGCACTCAAGGCACTCAAGGCACTCAGGGGGATCAAGGAACTCAAGGATTACAGGGAGATCAAGGTACTCAGGGGGATCAAGGAACTCAAGGAACTCAAGGAACTCAAGGTTTAGGTGTTCAGGGAACTCAAGGTACTCAAGGGACTCAAGGGGATCAAGGAACTCAAGGATTACAGGGAGATCAAGGAACTCAAGGTACTCAAGGAGATCAAGGAACTCAAGGCACTCAAGGAGATCAAGGAACTCAAGGTACTCAAGGAGATCAAGGAACTCAAGGTCTTCAAGGTGATCAGGGTACTCAAGGAGATCAAGGAACTCAAGGAGATCAGGGGGTCCAAGGTTTACAAGGTGATCAAGGAACTCAAGGTATTCAAGGTAGGCAAGGAACTCAAGGGACTCAAGGAACACAAGGTCTTCAAGGTAGGCAAGGAACCCAAGGGAGTCAAGGCGGACAAGGAATTCAAGGTAGACAAGGAACTCAAGGTCTTCAAGGTAGACAAGGAACTCAAGGTTTAAGTAATCAAGGAACTCAAGGTCTCCAAGGTGCTCAGGGTAGACAAGGGTCCCAAGGTCTTCAAGGTAGACAAGGAACTCAAGGTTTAAGTAACCAAGGTACTCAAGGTACACAAGGGAATCAGGGATTACAAGGTGATCAAGGAACTCAAGGAACTCAAGGAACTCAAGGAACTCAAGGGGATCAAGGTATTCAGGGTGATCAGGGTGTTCAAGGTCTGCAAGGTAGACAAGGAACCCAAGGATTTACTGGACAAGATGGATCAACGGGAAATCAAGGTCTTCAGGGAGATCAAGGAATTCAAGGTGATCAAGGAACTCAAGGTGATCAAGGTGTTCAGGGAAGACAAGGTACTCAAGGTGTTCAAGGTAGACAAGGAACTCAAGGAACTCAAGGAGATCAAGGAACTCAAGGAACTCAAGGTGATCAGGGTGTTCAGGGTGATCAAGGTGTTCAAGGTTCTTTTGGTACAGGAGGAGATCAAGGTCCGCAAGGAACCCAAGGAGATCAAGGTACTCAAGGTGATCAGGGAACTCAAGGTACTCAATCCGATCAGGGCACTCAAGGTACTCAAGGTGATCAGGGAACTCAAGGTACTCAAGGAGATCAAGGAGTCCAAGGAGATCAAGGAGTTCAAGGCACTCAAGGAAGACAAGGAGCGCAGGGATTACAAGGAGTTCAAGGTAGACAAGGCACCCAAGGATCTCAAGGTTTACAGGGAAATTTAGGTACCCAAGGTACTCAGGGGGATCAAGGAACTCAAGGTCTTCAGGGGGACCAAGGAACTCAAGGAATTCAAGGTAGACAAGGATCTCAAGGTCTTCAAGGAACTCAAGGTACTCAAGGAATTCAAGGAAATCAGGGAGTTCAGGGTAGACAAGGAGTTCAAGGTAGACAAGGAACTCAAGGAAGTCAAGGAACTCAGGGTGATCAGGGTACTCAAGGCCTTCAAGGTTCTCAGGGTAGACAAGGAACTCAAGGTCTTCAGGGTACTCAAGGTGTTCAAGGAATTCAAGGACTTCAAGGTACTCAGGGTAGACAAGGAGTTCAAGGTCTTCAGGGTACTCAGGGAACTCAAGGATTTCAAGGTAGTCAAGGATCTCAAGGTAGACAAGGAACTCAAGGTCTTCAGGGTACTCAAGGTGCTCAAGGTCTTCAAGGTAGACAAGGAACTCAAGGTTTAAGTAACCAAGGAACTCAGGGTCTCCAAGGAACTCAAGGAACTCAAGGTTTTCAAGGATTACAAGGAACTCAAGGTTTAAGTAATCAAGGAACTCAGGGTCTCCAAGGAACTCAAGGAACTCAGGGTAGACAAGGATCTCAGGGACTTCAGGGCACTCAAGGAACTCAAGGATTTCAAGGTACTCAGGGTCTTCAAGGGTCACAAGGTAGACAAGGATCCCAAGGTCTTCAAGGAACTCAGGGTACTCAAGGATTCCAAGGAACTCAAGGTAGACAGGGATCTCAGGGTCTTCAGGGTAATCAAGGAACTCAAGGAACTCAAGGATTCCAAGGTAGTCAAGGATCTCAAGGTTTACAAGGGACTCAAGGTGTTCAAGGTAGACAAGGTGGACAAGGATTACAAGGTACTCAAGGAGTTCAAGGAAGACAGGGAACTCAAGGAACTCAGGGTAGACAAGGAACTCAAGGTTCTCAGGGATTTCAAGGTACTCAAGGAACTCAGGGTAGACAAGGAACTCAAGGTTCTCAGGGATTTCAGGGAGTTCAAGGTAGACAAGGAACTCAAGGTCTTCAAGGTACTCAGGGTAGACAAGGATCTCAGGGTCTTCAGGGCACTCAAGGATCTCAAGGGTTACAAGGTACTCAGGGACTTCAGGGTCTTCAAGGTAGACAAGGAACTCAAGGTTTAAGTAACCAAGGAACTCAGGGTCTCCAAGGAACTCAAGGAACTCAAGGTAGACAAGGATCCCAAGGTCTTCAGGGTAATCAAGGATTGCAAGGAACTCAGGGTCTTCAAGGTAGACAAGGGACTCAAGGAAATCAAGGATTAAGTAATCAAGGATCTCAGGGTCTTCAAGGTACTCAAGGTCTTCAAGGTAGACAAGGAACTCAAGGATTAAGTAATCAGGGAACTCAAGGAGCGCAAGGAGTTCAAGGTCTTCAAGGTAGACAAGGAACTCAAGGTTTAAGTAATCAGGGAACTCAAGGATTACAAGGGACACAAGGTCTTCAAGGTAGACAAGGAACTCAAGGTTTAAGTAATCAGGGAACTCAAGGATTACAAGGAGTTCAAGGTAGACAAGGAGTTCAAGGACTCCAAGGTTTAAGTAACCAAGGAACTCAAGGAGCGCAAGGAAGACAAGGAACTCAGGGTACTCAAGGTCTTCAAGGTAGACAAGGAACTCAAAGTACTCAAGGTACACAAGGAGTTCAAGGAAGACAAGGAACTCAAGGAACTCAAGGATTTCAAGGTTCTCAAGGAGTTCAAGGTAGACAGGGGGTTCAAGGAAGACAAGGGACTCAAGGAAATCAAGGATTACAAGGTCTTCAAGGAGTTCAAGGTAGACAAGGAACTCAAGGTGCTGGTAACCAAGGTACACAAGGACTTCAAGGTACACAAGGAATTCAAGGTAGACAAGGAACTCAAGGTTTAAGTAATCAAGGATCTCAAGGAGCGCAAGGAGTTCAAGGTAGACAAGGAACTCAGGGTCTTCAGGGTACTCAAGGTCTTCAAGGTAGACAAGGAACTCAAGGTAGACAAGGAACTCAGGGTCTTCAGGGACTTCAAGGTAGAGATGGTTTATTTGCTGGACAAGGATCTCAAGGTCTTCAAGGATTACAAGGCACTCAAGGTGTTCAGGGTAGACAAGGAACTCAGGGTCCTCAAGGTAATCAAGGTACTCAAGGATTCCAAGGCACTCAAGGAACTCAAGGATCTCAAGGTCCTTTAAGTACTTTCCAAGGAACCCAAGGTAGACAAGGAGTTCAAGGACTTCAGGGTTTACAAGGTTCAGGGTCTCAAGGATCTCAAGGAAATCAAGGATTACAAGGTGTTCAAGGTAGACAAGGAATTCAAGGAGCTCAAGGTCCTTTAAGTACTTTCCAAGGAACTCAAGGTAGACAAGGAGTTCAAGGTAGACAAGGCACCCAAGGTACTCAAGGAAATTTAAGTAATAATCAAGGAACTCAAGGTGTACAAGGAACTCAAGCTCTTCAAGGAACTCAAGGTACTCAAGGAAGTTTAAGTAATAATCAGGGAACTCAGGGAACTCAGGGAACTCAAGGTCTTGGAGCACCTATAGGAACACTTCAAGCAGCTAATACAATAACTTTATCACCGTTATATCCAGTAATGGTAACGGCAACTGATACTTTAACCAATGCATGGGTTTCAACTACAAAACTATCTTTTAATTCACTTAGTGGACAAATTACTGCAGTAGATTTTAACTCAACTTCTGATCAAACATTAAAGACTAATATTAAAAATATTACATCACCACTGTCAAAACTTCAACAATTAAATGGAGTATCTTTTGATTGGGTAGAAGATAATAGACCTTCATTGGGTGTAATTGCTCAAGAAGTTGAAAAGATATTCCCAGAGTTAGTTACTGAGTGTAATGATCACAAAACTGTTAGATATAATGGATTAATCGGAGTTCTTATTGAAGCAGTTAAAGAATTAACTAATAAAGTAGAAAAACTTGAAAAAAATGCAGATAAATAAAATTTGAATGTGAATAGAAATTTATAGCAAATGGCGTTTCAAATTTCCGGTAGCACAATCATTGATAATAGTAGAGGATTTTTAAAATATTCAGATACCCTTTACACGTTTGGAAATACTGGAGCTGCTCCGGTTTTAGATTTGAATAATGGAAACTTTATTATTGCAACTTTAAACGCAAATGCAGTTTTTTCATTTACTAATATTAATTCAGGAGCTCATGCATTTACATTAGTTCTTACAAATGATGCTACTGCAGGTAGAAGTACAACTTGGCCAGCATCGGTAAAATGGCCTGGAGGCATTACTCCCACTAGAACTACTGCAGCGAATAGAACCGATGTTTATACTTTCTTTACCACAAATTCCGGTACTAACTGGTATGGAAATATAGCACAATTTAATTACATATAATTTTTCTATTATGAATATAACTTCACAATATACCAATTTTATTGGAATGTATCAGGATGTTTTTCCTGATGGATTTTGCAATCATTTAATTAATGAATTTGAAAGATTATTAGTTTCTGGGGCTTGTTCCAATAGACAAGATTCTGAAAATACTCCAAAGACTACTAAAGAAGATTACCATTATTTTTTAAATTTTAAATTTAATTCAATCACACGATTTAACGAAAAAGAGTCTGTTGGTATATTTTTAGAAGGATTACAGAAATGTTTTGATGAATATGTGAATGAATATGATATTTTAAAAGAAAGAACGTTAAGATCTACTGTTATTAAGATGCAGAAAACTGATCCAGGAGCTGGATATCATGTATGGCATTTTGAACAAGGTACAGATCATGATGCCGCTAGATGTTTAGTCTTTATTGCATATTTAAATGATATTGAAGATGCTGGAGAAACCGAGTTTTTATATCAGAGACTTCGAATTCCACCAAAAGAAAATTCAATGGTAATTTGGCCAGCTGGATTTACTCATACACATAGAGGAAATGTAGTTCATGGAAATAAATCTAAATACATAGTAACAGGGTGGTTTTATTTAGAGTAAAGAGTAAATAAAACATGACAGTCAACAACAGAAGATTCTTATCAGGAACACAAACTTTAGGATCATCCGTTACCTTTAATGCACCGGGTATTTGGGTTTCACCGCAGCGTTTGCAAACTGTTGATTTGACGGGGAGAGGAGGAACAGGTAATCCAGGTAATCCAGGTACTGCAGGGAACGGAGGAACTGGTGGATCGGGTGGTGCTGGTGGTAATCGTGGTAATGGAGGAACTGGTGGCGGTGGTGGAACTGCAGGAAATGCTGGAAATACTTCTGGAGGCGGAGGAGGTGGTGGAGGTGGTGGCGGTGGTGCGTCGCCTGTCGCAGGCTTTCCAGGAGCTACTTTTTGTAATCCTGGAAATGCAGGTGGGCAAGGCGATCTTAATGGAGGAACACCTTCTGGAGCTGGTGGAAATAGAGGAAATCGTTTTTCTGCAGGAGATGTAGGAAGGGCAGGACGTGCCGGAAATTCTGGAACTGGAGCAACAGCTGGTAATGCAGGAAATCCAGGAAATGCACGCGGATTGGGTGGTGCAGGAAATCCAGGAAATCCAGGAAATACAGGAAGTCCCGGAAATCCCGGAAATACTGGTGGTGCTTCAAGTGCTTTAGGATTTACTTTTCCGGGAGGTGCTGGAGGAAACGGCGGGACTGGCAACTCCGGAAATCCGGGAAATGCTGGAAGTCCTGGAAATCCAGGAAATCCAGGTAATGCTGGTAATGCTGGAAATCCTGGAAATAATGGAACTGGAAATGCCGGAGGAAATAGTGGTGGTGGTGGTGGAGGTGGATCCGCCCCCGGAGCTGCTGGAACTCAGGGAAGTAGAGGAGGTCAAGGAACTCCAACACCTGCAGGTAATAATGCAAATCCTGGAAACAGAAACGCTACTCTTGGAGGAAGTGGCGCTGGTGGCAATGGTGGCAACTCTGGTAGTGGAGGAGGTGGAGGTAATGGAGGTGGTAATAATACACAAGGATCTTCTGGTGGTGGCGGCGGAGCTGGAGGAAGAAGTACTGCCGGTAATGCTGGTGCTGCTGGAAATCCAGGAAATCCAGGTACTGTTGGAAATTTTGGAAATACGGGAGCTTCAGGTAATCCAGGAACTTCAGGAACAGTTAATCCGGGAGGAGCTGGTAGTGTAGCCACTACCAGTAGTTATCCATCTGTCAGTATCAGTTTGTCAACTTCATATCCAATTACTGTACCGACTGGCGGATTTGTAACAATTTCATGGAATACATTCTAAATGGATCTAAATATTGCTTTTTTAGACAAAAATAATTTTGTAATAAATTGTCAAAATATTTCGGAAGAATATTTTAATATGGAATATTTTGAAAATAGTGAAGAGTACAAAAAACCAGATTGTATTATACAATATGATTCTCCCGATACAATATGTAAAAATACGGCTGCAATTGGGTACATATTAGATGAAATTTTATGCGCATTTATTCCTCCTTGCCCAGATCCAACGTATCAATTAGACCAAAAAACTTTTGAATGGAAACCAAATCCAAATATTCCATATGATTTACACAATGATGGAAAATTATGTATGTACAATCCAGATACAAATGATTGGACACCAATATAAGTTTTAATTAAAACAACACAACTATATAATAACAACGTTTACATTTATTTTTTTGAATGTATTATGGCACAAAAGAAAATATCTCAAATTAAAAAAGAAATTGATAAAATAAATGAAGAAAATGAGCTGGCTAGTCTTAGACAGACACAGACTAGAGCAAGATCATTTACTATAGGTAGTTCTACTGGAGGTGTTATTGAAATAGCTATGCGTGGTGATCATTCAAATCTTTGGTACGCAGCTAATCCTGTAGAAGTAGTTGAGTTTATTTATCAATTTGCAGCATCTGCTGGTATAGAAGTCGCTATTAGACCTAGAAATGACTTTGCATCTTGGAGAGGTTGGGATTCTCCTGTGCCCGGAGAAACTCATTGGCTAGGAACAGCTCCTTGGCAATTATCTGATGAGCAAAAACAAAAAATATTTGTCGCAAAAGAAAACGACATTAAAGTATTAGAAAGTGGAGAAGAAAATGTTGAATGATCATTATATCTTAGTAGATAAAAAAGAAAATAAAATAATAGGTAGAATTGAAAAACGTCCAGAAAATTGGCAAAATATTATGGGACTTTCAAATTATTCAGATGAAGAAATTTATGATTTGAAATGGGCAGGACATGAAAATATTGGATTCATTAAGTTTACACCTATAAATTTAATTAATTATGATTGCCCATCTGATACTTTTATGTTAAATCAAACTAAATCGAAAGAAATAGTTTCGGAAAAATTAAAAGAACTTAAATATAAATCAATTAATTATAAAAATTCAACCATAAAGTCTGATAAAGATTCTTTTAATACTTTATTTTCAATTAAAGATAAAGAATATGTAAGTTATAAATGTGAAAATGGGCACTTCAAATTTACATCTACCGAATTAAATGAAATATTCGATATAATGAGCTCTCAGATACAAAAATATTTTGATTATGAAATGGAAATACATAATAGTATAAATGAATGTACTTCATTATTAGAAATATCTAAATTAGATTATGCCATATGATTATCTACGATCACAAAATAATTTTTGTGATCTTTTCGACAAAGATCCTGTAAAAAATTCACATTCGGATTATTGGTATTTAAATTCTCATAGATATGAAGATTATACTTGGAATACTGAGGTCTTTTCCTGTGATGAAATAAAAAGAATTAAAGTTTTAGGACAAAGATTAAGACCAAAAAGAGCCATTACTGGTGGAGATCAAAATAATTTATTAGATCATCGTAGATCTTTTGTTTCTTGGATTCCATCCAACAATGAAACTTTTTGGATTTATAGAAAATTAACTGACTTAATCAAACAAAATAATGAAGAATTTTTTAAGTTTGATTTGGACAAAATTGAAAGACTGCAATTCACATATTATGACTCTGCTGAACAAGGTTGTTATAAAACCCACAAAGACCCATTAATTTGGGATACTCCACACAATAGAAAATTAAGTTTGGTTTTACAACTTTCAGATCCAGATGAATATGAAGGTGGACAATTATTAATATATCAGAATTCAAAAGAACCGATATTAATACCTAGGCAAAAAGGTATGATCGTAATGTTTCCTTCATATACTTTACATGAAGTAACTCCAGTAACTAAAGGGGAAAGATATTCTTTAGTTGCTTGGGTTCATGGTCCACCATTCAGATGAAATTATTATGAATTTTAATAAAGATGGATATTATGTGATCAGAAATTTTTTGGAAGATAATTTTGTAAATTTTATACAATCTTATTTTTTTACAAGAATTAATGCTGGTCAAGCTACATTAGGAGACGATCAAGCTCCAAATTGTTTTTACTTTTATAGTGACCCGTTGATAGAAACTATTTTAGGATCTTCTGTTGAGTCATTGGGTAAGATTATTGGTAAAAATATTTTACCGACATATAGTTATACTAGACTCTATGGTGAGGGGGATGAATTATTGATTCACAGAGATAGAGCTTCTTGTGAAATTTCTGCCACTATATCTCTTGGTTTACCAGAAAATGAAAAAATTAATTCAATTTATTTTAGTAAAAATGAAGATAAAAGTGATTTTATTGAGATATCTTTAAATCCCGGAGATCTTTGTATCTATCGGGGGTGTGATTTATACCATTGGAGAGAACCATTTACTCAAAAATGGTATTTACAGGCATTTTTACATTATGTGGATGCTGATGGACCTTACAAAAATTTAATTTATGATGGAAGGGCAGCACTGGGGATTTCGGGAAGACCTACCCCTTGACATCCCACCCAAGACCCCCTATAATATGGGGGTAATCAAGAAAACCACCGAATGAGCATCGCACAAGAATGTGTAGAAGGCATCGTAATTGACCTTTGTACTCGCACTTTCCTTCTTTTGAGTGATCAAGGTAGTGAGCGTTTAGTAGAGTGTGATACGGTTGAAGAATTTATGAACGTGCTGGAAGTTGTAACCAGCAATCTTAATCCAGATCAAATCGAATATGCAGATCTTGCAATCTATGGAAACACTAACGATTGAACAATTACAGGAAAACTTTGAGGAATATCTTGATAAGGTTGAGGCAGGTCAGTCTTTTCTTATCAAGAGTGAATATGGTAACGCCATTCTAATTCCTTATGAAGAATACAAAGAAGTTGACGACCTGATACGAATACACACGGATCACGAAGAAGGTTGTTGACAAAGCGTTCCAGATCCGCTATAATTGATCTGGGTTTTACGCCAGTCAGAACAGGTGTTCAGAGTCGCCTTATAAGCGATTTGCCCCAGATTAGGGCCTTTGGGAGGGTTCGATACCCTCGGCTGGTATAACTCTAACTACATTAGAGTATAAACAAAAATGTAGAGTGACCTAATTTCTATTAACGCTCCTTTAGCAATCTGGTGAATGCAGCGAACTCATAATTCGCCTGAGGCGTGTTCGATCCACGCAAGGAGCATAAAATAAATATAAAGATATAAGGAATTTCTTATGTCTTACAGAATCACTAATTCATATTGCTGGTATAATAATGGCAGTATGATAGTGAAAATGTATTTCATAAATGAAGTTCCATTCACTTTTGATGAATTACCTGATGGTCATTTGTATGATCTAGATTTGTGTAGATTAGCAGATCAGTCACGTACTTTTGAACCAGAAGACTTATATAGAAGTTCTTTTTATCTGATTGATGAAGAAGTTCATCCATGTTTATTTCCTATTGAATTAGAAAATCCAGAAGATATGCCAGATGAAATTGAATATCAATATGATGAAGAGGACTTAGAGAACTAAATAAAACATAGAAATATTCTAGGTAATATAGTCCGATGCCTCTTAATAAGCTGGAGAATTTTATTAAGAATACAGAAGGTCGTATTCTTTATGTCAATCCAAATGACCTTGATGCCACTGATAGTATTGAAAATCAAGGTAACTCATTAACGAAACCATTTAAAACTGTACAAAGAGCCCTTATTGAAAGTGCTAGATTTTCATATTTGAGAGGTAACGATAACGATATAACTGAAAAAACCACTATTTTATTATTTCCAGGTGAACACGTTATAGACAATCGTCCAGGATATGGAATTAGAGAAGTAAATTCAGCAGCAAGAGCAGTTTCTCCTGCTGGGGTAGAATCTGAGGCAATAGCAGAATTTGATTTGAACTTAAATTCAAACTTTGATATTACTCAATCAAATAATGTTTTATATAAGTTTAACAGTATATATGGTGGAGTAGTAGTTCCTAGAGGAACTTCTATTGTAGGTCTAGATTTAAGAAAAACAAAAATAAGACCAAAATACGTTCCAAATCCAACAGATCCTAACGTAAAAAATACTGCTATTTTTAGGATTACAGGTGCCTGCTATTTTTGGCAACTATCTATTTTTGATGGAAATGAAATAGAAACTGTATATACAGATCCAGTTGATTTCTCCATCAATAACCAGTCAAAACCAACATTTTCTCACCACAAGTTAACTTGTTTTGAATACGCTGATGGTGTAAATATTCCTTCACAGTTTGACTACACCGATTTAGATATGTATTATTATAAGCTTACAAGAGCTTATAATAATGCTTCGGGTAGAAATATTGACCAGAAGTATCCAGATGAACCTGGTGGATTAGCGAAGCAAAGACCAGAATGGGAAATTGTTGGTGCTTTTGCTACAGACCCTATCAATATTAGTTCTATATTCTCTGGAGATGGAGCAACTCCTGGATCTATCGTAACCGTAACGACGGCAGTTGCTCATAACTTAACCGCAGGAACTCCTATTAAAATTCGTGGAGTAAATGTGAATGATTATAATATTTCGACTAAAGTTCAAAATGTATTAAGTGATAATACATTCACTTATCTTTTACCTTTTGTTAGAGATAATCTTGCAGCAGGATCCGCAGCAGGTTTAAGTGCATCTTCAGCGACTGTAACTATTGAAACTGATACAGTTTCTGGAGCATCTCCTTACATTTTCAATATTTCATTGAGATCTATATGGGGAATGAATGGAATGCATGCAGATGGATCTATTGCATCTGGATTCCGTTCTATGGTTGTTGCCCAATTTACGGGAGTTTCTCTTCAGAAAGATGATAGAGCATTTGTAAAATATAATCCTCAAAGTAGAACTTACGATGGAATTAATATTTCCAAGGTAACTGGATCTAAACTAGCTTCTGAATCTGCATCAACTAATGTATCAACAGTTTATCACCTTGACTCTGGAGCAATTTATAGAAAAGGATGGCAGCCAGTACACATTAAAATTAGTAATGATTCATTTATTCAGGTGGTCTCTGTATTTGCTATCGGATTTCATAAACACTTTGAATCAAGATCTGGTGGTGATGGAAGTATCACCAACTCAAACTCAAACTTTGGACAACATTCATTAGGATGTGACGGATTTAAGAAGGAATCTTTTGATAAGGATGATAAGGCATATATAACTTCCATAATTACCCCAAGATCAATTGTAACTGAAGAGAGTGACATTGATTGGATTTCTCTTGATGTTAATAAGACAAAAACAGTAGGTATTTCTAGTCACCTATATCTATTTGGATTTGATAAACAGGATGATATTCCTCCAGTTATTACTCAAGGATATCGAATTGGTTCTAGAGTTTTAGATAAACTCTATATTGATGTGGATATAGATGAAAATACAGTAAATACTTATTCAGCTTCAATTTTGATGGTTGATAGTATCAACTCGAATGTTGCTTTAGGGGTAGATAGTTCTGAAAAATCTTACTTAGCTTCTGCACCAAATACACAATCAATTATTAATATTGGTGATAATAATATTCAGAATGGAGAAAAAATAAGAATTATTAGTGAAACTGGAGATCTTCCAGAAAATATTACAAATAATAGAATTTATTATGCAATTACAAGTAGTGCAAACGCGACTAGATCTGATGGAATTTCGTTGTCATCTCAGCAGATCCAAATAGCATCTTCAAAGACAAATGCTGATACTGCAACTCCACAATATCTTAGAATCTATGGTGGAATTCAATTAAAAGTTAAAAGTTTAGTTTCTGATAAGAACGCAGGACAAATTGGTTCACCAATTCAATGGGATTCTTCAAACTCAAATTGGTATGTTCACGTAAATACTAGTAATGAAATTTTTAATGCGCTGAACACTTTAAGTTCAGAAATTTTAACTGAAAGAACTGATGTATCTTATCTCAAGCGTTATGAAGATAATCGCAGTTTAGATGAAAAAATTTATAAAGTTCGTGTAGTCATTCCTAAAGAACTTGAAAATGCAAGAGATCCTAGTGATGGATTTATTATTCAAGAATCTAGTACAACAGGAGCTAGAAATAATTCAGACTTTAGTCTTACTTCAATTACTAATTCAGACTACCTTTATAATAGAAATTCTAGATTTATTAGTAAGTGTTCCTATGATAGTATATCTAAAATAATCACAGTTATTACCGATCTTCCGCACAATCTGAGAGTTGGAAATCAAGTTGTTATTAAAAATGTAACTAGTTCAACTAATACTGGTGCAGTTTTAAATCGTGGATATAATGGTGTTTTTGTAGTTGATTCTGTCATTGACGATAAGACATTCACATATTCATCTACGGATATTTTCGAAATTGTTCATTCTCCAGGAACTTTCCAAAATAATACAAACATTAGAAATATTTCTTTACCAAGATTTGAGAGAAATGATGTTAAGGGTAATTTTATTATATACAGAAAGGAAGTTATAAATCAATACATTTATAATGTCCAAGATGGTGTTTATTATCTTTATGTTATTAATGCTTCTAATCAAATTGAGAGTGAATTTACTGATCAATATTATACTCAAAATATAGTCGATTTATATCCACAACTTGATAGAGACAACAAAAATGATAACCCATCAGCAGCATCATCATATGCTAAGAGAAGTCCTCTGGGTGATGTTGTAACTAGTGATCTCAAAAAGAGTATAACAAAAGAGACTATTGATAAGTTCTATAAACAATTTACAATCTCGCCAAGTATTACTAATGTAAACTCTTCTTCAACGTCGGCAACACTGACGTTTGATAGAGAACATGGGTTAGGAGGAGTAATTATAGGAACTTTAAGCGGAGGAAGTGGACATACTGCAGGAACATATTATAATGTTAAATTGTATAATGACAGTTTCTTAGGAACTTGGGATGGTGCTACAGCAAAAGTTGTTGTTGGTGCTGGAGGAAATGTAACTTCTGCAGAAATAATTTCTGGTGGATCTGCATATACTAATGGCGAAACTCTTTATTTTGATAGCACTGTTATTGGTGGATCTCCAAGTTCATCATATACAATTACAACTGCAGGTATTTCTACTGCTGTAGGAAATACAATTCAATTAACTGGAATTGGTACAGTTACTGATGGATTTTATAGAATTACAGGATTACCTTCAAAAAATCAAATTTCGATTGCAAAAACTGCAGGAGATCAAACTCCAGTTGTTGGACAGTACTTTATTAATTCTAACATATCTATTAATGTTTCGGCAAATTCTTATGATTCCAATACAGGAATCACAACATTCACTTGTTTCTCAAGACACGGATTAGTTTCGGGAAATCAATTTAGAGTTTTAGATGCATCTGATAATAATCTAGGCGATTATATTGTACTTACTTCATCTTCTATAACTGAATTCACCGCTAAAACTTCTGGACTTGGAGGGACGCCGAGATATATTTTAAAACATTCATTATCAGCAAACGAAGCTATTTCTGATGATACTGGAGAGAATCTTGCCTCAAGAGGTTCTTTCATATATGAAAATGAATGTATGGAGTTGTTGACAGATATTCAAAGTGATTCTACATTCCCAGTAAGGTTAATTAACTCAGGAATTGGAACCACAAGAAGATTCTCACTTGGATCTTACATTCAGATTGATAATGAAATTATGAGAATTACTTCCAGCACATTAAGTGGTGCAAGTAATAATCAAATCACGGTAATTCGTGGTTCTATGGGAACTCTCAAAGAGAATCATTCTAATGGATCTCTAATTCGTAAGATTAAACTAATTCCAATTGAATTCCGCAGACCATCTATTCTACGTGCTTCTGGGCATACATTTGAATATCTGGGTTATGGTCCAGGAAACTATTCAACTGGTTTACCACAACTTCAAGTTAGAACACTCACAGAAAGGGAAGATTTCTTATCACAATCTCAAGAAACTTCTGGTGGAAGTGTAATTTATACTGGAATGAATAGTGATGGAGATTTCTTTATTGGTAACACAAAGTATTCTGCATCAAGTGGTCAACAAACTACTTTTGATATTCCAGTTCCAACAATTACTGGACAAGATCCGTCGAGATTGAGTGTTGTTTATGATGAAGTTATCGTAAAGGAAAGACTTCTTGTTGAAGGTGGAAATTCAGGAACTATCTTATCTCAATTTGACGGCCCAGTTACATTTAATGGTGCTGTTACATTTAACACTGATTTAACTATTTCTGGAAGATTAAGAGTCACTAATAAAACACAATCTACATCATCTGCAACAGGTGCGATAATAGTTTCTGGTGGAATTGGTGTTAACAAAAACTTAAATGTTAACGGTAATATTACTGGAAATAATTTAATTACTGCTGGAGTTGGAATTGTTCCAGATGATTCAAAAGGAGCATATATTGGAACTTCTTCTTTACCATTTAGTGACGCTTATATTGGCAATATCAAGATCGGAGTTACAGATGATCAGACAATTGATACATCTTCAGGTAATTTAGTTTTAAATTCTGCAGTTGGTAGTAACGTTGCAATTAACACTACTACAACTCTTTCTGGTAATTTGACACTCACAGGAAATAACGTAGTTCCTGGACCAGATAGTGGAACTTTAACCGCAAACTATCTTGCTGTTCCAAACATTACTCCCATTGGAAGTATTGTAATGTGGGCAGGAACGGCGGACAATCTTCCATCTTCTCCTGGTATTATCCAATGGGGTATATGTAATGGTCAAGAATTGAATACTTATACTTATAGTTCATTACACGCAATTATTTCAAATACTTACGGTGGAACTGCATATCAGGCAGGAGTTACTGACCAACCTGCAGCAACAACTACATTTAGAGTTCCTGATCTGACAAATCAATTTGTTATTGCTTCTAGTGGAAATGGAGGAACAAACGTAACTGGATCACTGACTAGATCTGGTGGAAATAAAGATAGTTCAGTGATATCCCACTTCCACACATTAAGTGGAGATGGTGGTCACATACACAGTATAACTATAGATCAGAGTGGTTCTTTATCTTTGTCTGGAAGTGCTTCTGGAGGAAATCATAATCATACCGGAACAGCAAATGCTGCCAATGCACCACACTCACATACTATCACAATCAACCCAGCAGGAAGTCATAATCACACATATTTTAGAACTGATACTAATAACGGTCCTTCACAACCAGGTGATGCAAGAAATAATAGAGGAGGAAGTCCATTTAATACTGGAAATGAAGGAGTTCATTCACACCCCGCATCTTCTTCAACAGAAAATGCTCCACATACGCATCCAGTATCAGTGTCTGGTGGACCTCACTCTCACACTGTTGATGTTTCTGGAGGACAACACTCTCATACAGGATCAGTCACTGGAGTTGGTGGTCACACTCATAATGTTGATTCTAACGGAGTTTCTGGAACTAATCTCAATTTACCTCCATATTTTGCATTATTCTACATTATGAGATTAGTATAATCTTTATAAAATAAATAACTATAAAATCATTTTAAGATGGCAAGTTATAGAAGGTCATTTAATTTTAGAAATGGTGTTCAGGTAGATGATGATAATTTTATAGTAAATCCCAATGGATTGGTTGGAATAGGAACATCTGTTCCAACCGAATTTTTAGATGTTAGGGGAAATGCTTTCATTTCTGGAACTCTTACCGTTAATAGTTTTTCAGGAACCAACTTACAAAATGAAAAGGGCACATTTCAAACTCTTAATGTAGGAATAACATCAATTACTTCTGGTATTATAACAGCAACAACTGGTGTTGTAACTTACTATGGTGATGGTGCAAACCTTCTTAATTTGCCAACATCACAGTGGATTGACACTGATGTTGGTTTAGGATTTACTAGTATCTATTCTCAAGGTAATGTAGGTGTTGCAACAAACGATCCTAGATTTGCCTTACAAATTGGCGGAATTAATAATATTTTTTCTTTCGCAGATGGTGTTGGATTTGATAGAAAAGGTAACATTTTAACTCCTACTGGATTTGTAACAGCAAGAAGTTTTGTAGGATACGGATCAGATTTAACATTATTAAGCGCATCCAATATATCGTCAGGGACATTAAATAATTCCAGACTTCCATCAGTAATAAACGTATCTGGGTCCATAACAGCACCAACTTTTGTTGGAAATTTATCGGGAATAGCAAACACTGCAAATTCAGTTACTCAAACTTCAAATATAACTGTTAATTCTATTAATAGTACATTTGCAAATGTATCTATTTCTACAGTTACTTCACTGCTATATTCTGCACAAAGAATTGGAATTGGAACAACAAATCCATCATCTGATTTACATTTAAGAAAAAATGGATCAACAACTATTCAAATAACTAGTGATGGGTCTAATCCATCTAAATTAATTTTTGGGAGAAGTGTATCTCCTACTGGAAATAATGGATTATTACAATACGGAAACTCAGATCTTTCATATCCATCTAGTACACAATTTTCTGTAGATTTAATTAATAATGCTGTAGGTAATATGAATTATTACCTACATTTTGGAAGTCCCGGAATTGATACTGGATCTTTTAATTGGTTATATGGACAGTCTTTAGTTAATTTAATGTCCTTAACATATAATGGAAGATTAGGCCTTGGAATAACAAATCCATCAAATACGTTACACATTGTTGGAACTTCTACAGTCACTGGAGATTCTTATTTTGGTGGTAATGTTTACCTATCTGGATCAATTTCTCCATCTACACTTTCTGTAGTAAATAATTCAATATTCAATGGTAGAGTTGGAATAAATACGTTAAATCCAGTTTATTCTTTCCAAATTGGTAGAGAACCAATTTATGCTGATGGTGGAATAGGAATAAGTTCTAGAGGAGATGTATACACTGCGGGTGTTATAACTGCAACTAGATTTGCAGGAGACGGTTCATCATTAACAAATTTAAATCCTGCAAGCATAACTTCCGGATCATTAAGTGGTTCATATAATATTAACACAACAGGGGTTGTAACTGCAACTAGATTTGCAGGAAATGGTTCAACACTGACAAATTTAAATATTGAAAATATAAATTCAGGAACTTTTGATGGTGCTTATAGTATCAACAGTTCTGGTATTATAACTGCAACTAGATTTTCTGGAGATGGATCTACTTTAACAAGTTTAAATCCTTCAAATATATCAAATGGCACTATTCAAGGTTCTCAAGATATCAACACAGCAGGTGTTGTAACTGCAACTAGATTTTCTGGAGATGGATCTACTTTAACAAGTTTAAATCCTGCAAATATATCAAATGGCACTATTCAAGGATCAGTGTCATATAACAGTAGCGGAATAGTAACTGCTATGGGAGGATTTACAAGTGATGTCGGAGGTCCTGCTGTAGAAATATCTGTATCCAATGGAAAAATAGTTTTTAATGTTACTGGAGTTGGAATTGCAGAATTAACCTTGATACCTTGACATAACTCTCAAATATCAGTAGAATATGCTTTGTGAGCGTTGAAGATAATAATATAAACAATTTAAGAATTACTAAGAGATCTCGTCGAGATCTCTTTTTTTATGAAAACTATTTCTAATGAGTTAAGGGCTTGACAACTCCCTTTCAATGCCCTATGATATGATCACTGACTTACTCAGTTTATTACTATGAAAACTTCTATGCAAACGGACGTTTTTAGCGTCCTTCCATTTAATCCAAAAAGTGATGAATATCGTTGCTTTATTGTGGATCTTACGCCAGAGATGGCACAGCACATTCTTGATTATTATAACAAAGACAATCGTAAGGTTTCTAAATCTCAAGTAAACAAGATTTATCGTAGTATTGAAAATGATAACTGGTTGCTTGATGGGCAACCTATGACCTTTAATACTGACGGAAATCTTACTGAATTCCAACACCGTCTTCACGCAATTGCAAAATGCCAGAAGGATCGCATTTTTCAAGTTGTTGTAGTTACTGGTGTTGATACTGATACTTTTTCAAAGACTGCAACTAACAAGGCACGGAAACCGATTGACGAGATCCAGCGCAAGTATTCCAAAGCGCATATGGATGAGGTTTCTATCTTGGGAGATATTCTCAAGCGTCGTCGTGGAGAACGTCTTGTGATGCAGAATGCTATTTCTACCTACGAGAATTGGGTAAAGAACATTAAAAACTCAATTGATATTGGTGGAGATTATGAAAACTTCTTGGATAAGTTTTCTCTTCAACGTAAGACTGTTCGCGCTTATATTACTCTTTGTGAGCGTTATGGTTATCTTGAAGAATGTAAAACTCTTCTTGAACTTCTAGACAATGAACTTGATGAAGACTCCAACGATAACTCTACTCTTTCTGGTCAATTCCTCTCTTTCTGGAATAAAAATGCAGTTGATTTGAGTAATGAAAAGAGAATGGATTTTCTTTATGCTATGCTCTGTGTTGCTACCGACAAAATTATTCTGCGTGAGGATGGAATGATTTCATTTGATGCAGTTCCTTCTGATCTGGAACATTATGAAATGGAAAAGAAAGGAGTTTATCGTAAGTTTCTTGCCTGATCCACTTTGAGAACTGGCACAAGGGGGCTTCGGTCCCCTTGTTTTTTGCTGTATAATAACTGTATTGAAACGCAGAACGATGATCCAACTTCGCCCCCATCAACAGCGTGCTCTGGATGCCCTCGCCAAGCATTCCAAGGGTCAGGTGATTATCCCGACTGGTGGAGGCAAGACCAACGTTGCTATCTTTGATGCTTTGCGTGAGTTTCAATCTGATGCTCCTAAGACGATTGTAGTGGTTGCTCCCCGCATTCTGCTTGCTGAGCAACTGTCTTCCGAGTTTCTTGAGTTTATCACCACTGCTGCTGTTCTGCACGTTCACAGCGGTGAGACTCATCACCAGAGCACCACCAAACCTTCTGAGATTTATAACTGGTCTCGCCGTGCCTACAAGCACCAACTGATCTTCACTACCTACAACTCCCTGCAGCGCCTGCAGCAGGCAGATCTTCACGTTGATACTATTTACTTCGATGAGGCACACAACTCTGTTCAGCGCCATTTCTTCCCTGCCACCGAGCATTTCTCTGCTAATGCTGACCGCTGCTATTTCTTCACTGCTACTCCTAAGCATTCTGCTACTATTTCCAAACCAGGTATGAATGATGCTTCGGTTTACGGTAACGTAATTTGCAACGTTCCTGCTCCTGAACTGGTGGAGGGTGGTTTCATCGTTCCTCCTAAGGTTGTGGTGCAGCAGTTTGAGATGCTCTCTAAGGGTCAGATCGTTGCTGATGTTGACTGTGAGAATCTGATTCAGACCATCGATGCTCAGGAGGTTTCTAAGGTTCTGATTTGCTCTAAGGCAACCAAACAGATCGTTTCCTTGGTTTCTCAGACTGATTTCTGCAAGCAACTGGAGGATCGTGGTTTCTCTTGGATGTATATCACTTCCAAGACTGGTGCTATCATCGACGGTCAGAAGGTTAACCGTGAGGTGTTCTTTGATACCCTGAGTGCTTGGGGTAAGGATGACTCTAAGAAGTTTGTGGTTCTACACCACAGCATTCTGTCCGAAGGCATTAACGTGTCTGGTCTGGAGGCAGTGCTGTTTATGCGGTCTATGGACTACATCGGCATCTCCCAGACCATCGGGCGGGTGATCCGTCTCCACAAGGACGATGCAGAGGGTCTCAGCAGCGGCAGGATCGCCCCTGGTGCCCTTGGAGACTACACCAAGTCCTTTGGACTGGTCTGCATCCCTGTGTACTCTTCTGTGGGCATCAGCACCGCTAAGAAGGTGCAGGCGGTGGTGGACATCGTTTTTAATCAAGGTCAACCTGCAATCAGCGTTGTCAAACGCTGATTTTTCTGCTAAACTACCCAAACACAAGGAGATTCCAATGAAGTACGTTGTTCAACTTTATGTTGGCGGAAAACTCTTCAATGAAGAAGTACAGGCAACTAATCCAAAAGATGCTCGCGAGACTGCTCTTGCTCGCAATCCAAAAGCAAAAGTAGTCGGAGTAAATGTTTCATTCAAATGATTAATAATTACGGTTTATTGGATCCAGTCCCATCAGATCCTTCTGGATATGTCACTAAAGATGGTATGTGGGCTGCTGTGCCCTGCGGAAAAAAATTTGTAATTATTCATAATGGATATCAAGTTCATACTGCAAACAGTTATAAGACTGCAAGATCTTATATCGAAAAAGAAATAAAAGCACTCAAAAAACAAAAGTCTGGCCCATTGGATAAATTTATATGAACATTTTTACCCAAACATCTGATGCTCCTTATGATAGACATGACTATGAAATTGTCTTAAAAAATGGTAAAAATCTAATTTTTAACAATTGGGAGGACGCTCATAGGTATTGGTGGGAAAAACGTCAGATTCCAGATTTTTTGGATCTTATAAACGTGAAAGACAAGAAAGTTGTGAGATCGAAAGGATTTGCTCAATAAATAATTAAACAACTTAAGAGTCCTATGGGTGCTCTTTTTTTGACTACTGTCTTATCCTGTAGTCAAGTATTAAGTATAGCAAATCGCTTAGTAAATATTAATTTACTTTCGAGTAAACAAAAAACAGAAATTTTATTTGAACTTCGTAAAGTAGTTCCTTCCTGTCCTTTAATTATAAAATCAAAATGAGAGACCAAAATCCAGTTCCTGATGGTGAGTCAAAGGAAGAAAAATGGAATCGAGGACTTGATCTTTTTATAGAATCAGTACATAAACCCGATGCGGAACTTCGTCAGTGTGCTCATAATCAAAAGTGTTTTAACGAACTCATGGCAGTTAGGGAGACCGTGCTAGAGTATCTTAAAACTATAAGAAAATGAGCACATATTATATTTACTTTGTTATATTTTTTTGTATTGCTTACTTGATTATTACCGATCAATCAGTAGCAAGGGGGTTTTATATGCTAACCCAACTTGTGCAAATACAATATGAAAAAGTTAAATGGTGGATTATTCATAACCCAGCAAATCCAATTGTTCGTTACTTTATGTGGCGGAATTCTATCAGACTTGCAAAAGAACTGATGGATGAACTTGCACAAAAAGATAAAGAGTGATAAAATAGAAATGTGATTGAGGATTAACTCTATGTCTAGGACTTATCGCAATCTTGAGGGTATGAACCGTTGTGCTCTTCGCAAACCCAAGACCGCAAACGAACGAAAAACTCTTATTGGTCTTCTACAAGACAATTATGCTGAAGAGTATGAAATCTCTGGGTTAAATCATCTTCATCATCGCCTTTCAAACTGCCCAACTGCAAATTATGATAAGGTAATAAGTGGTTATTATGAACAGGATTATAAAATCTAAATAACACTATATCTAGTAATACATATGCTCTCCACCCAATATCGTCTTCGTCTTGAATTTATTTGCAGTAGAATTGAAAATCATGAAGAGGTAAAATTAGAAGATATGATATGGGCGGAGAAGTTAGCAAAAGCAAATCGATCTGCTGCCACTATGCTACGTCAGGCCCGTAGAAAAGCAGCAAATCCAAATATGACAGAAGATAGTATGGATGGTTTCCTAAATGCTCTTGATTTAGGATATCCAGATCCTACACAACACCGTACTAGATTTGATAGTGTTGATGATATTATTGATTTCTTTCATAATGATGATGATGGAATGAGACGTGACTGATGGACTTTATACAATTTGTATCGCACGAACTTTATTTGTTTGTTGCTTTTATGTGTGGTTTATTGTTGGGATATATAACTGGAAAGAGAGATTCAGAATGATTCGTGAATATGTCAAATATCTATAATTTCCCATCTCAGTTTGTTTATTGGGAAAAAATTGAAAAACATAATGAAATAAAAAAAAATATTTTACCTTCTATTTTAGAGCACTCTAGTAACTTATACAAATCATATTCTGAAGAGGATATAGGATATTGTGAAAAGTTTAAATGTAGAACTAGTTATTTCTTAAGAGGTGAAGATGACACCTTTTTATTTGATCTTCTCAGTGTATATGACTATTTAAATTTAATTGTTTGGAATAGTGTAGATAATTTGCTTAGTAATGAAAAATTAAATATCCAACAATTTCCAAGAACATCAAAAATATCTAAAATCTGGTACAATGTATATTCTCCTGGTGGGCATCATGATATGCATACTCATGGATTTCACGAAGGATTTTCGGGGATATATATTTTAGATTTAAGTGAAAAAAATACAACAAAATTTTTCACACCTGGAAATAAATTTTTCGAAAAAACTCTATACCTAGATAATGCTGAAGAAGGAACAGTAATATTATTTCCCAATAATTTAATTCATTCTGTAGGTTGTTGTCTAAAAAATAGAGTTACTATATCCTTTAATATTAATAGTAGTTTTTAGATTTTTTATGATACAAGAATTAGTTGATAATAATTTTCTAGTAGTTAGAAATTTTATTAGTGCTGAAAGATCTAAAAAACTTTCTGAAGAATTTAAAAAATATTGCGAAGATAATAATATTTCAGATGATTCTCAAATTCCAAATACTCCAGCTCAGTATAATTATAAATCATTTTTAGAATTACTTTGTGAGAAAACTCCAGAAATTTCTAAAGTTATTAAAGAAACTGTAGTACCAACATACTGTTATGCTAGAGTTTATAAGAATGGTGACATATTAACAAAGCATACAGACAGAGATGCTTGTGATATTTCTTTAACTGTACATTTGGATGGTGATGAAGAATGGACAATTTATGTGCAATCCCCAGATAAAAAGGAAATTCCAGTCAATCTAAAATGTGGAGATGCTCTTGTATATCTTGGATGTGATGCTCCACACTGGAGGAATGCCTTTGATGGATCTTTTTACTCACAAGTATTTTTACATTATGTTAGAAGCAGAGGTGAAAGATCTTATGCTTATTTTGATAAAGTAAAGAGTAATACTGATACAAATAGTCAAATAAAGTTATCATCTAAATTAGAATCTTTTATACAAATTTATGAAAATGTGATACCAGAAGATCTGTGCGACTCTATCATTAATCAATATCAGAATGACAATGGTTGGGAAGATTCTAGGGTTGGTGGAGGTATTGATAGTAAAGTAAATAAAAAGGTTAGAAACTGCCAAATAATGTCAATTTCATCACAGAATACGATTTCTAAAAATCATCTCATACGTAAAGAACTTGACGATAAAGTTTTTGAAGTTGCATCATTTATAATTAACGATTTAAAAACTAAATTTGAAACAATCACCATCAATCAAGATAGTGGTTATGATCTTTTAAAATATACGACTGGTGGATTTTATACCCAACATACGGATTCATTTACCGATAATCCAAGGGCAATTTCCTGTTCATTAATTTTAAATGATGATTATGAAGGTGGTGAATTTGGTTTCTTTGATAGAGAAGTTGTGTATAAACTTAAAAAGGGATCTGCCATTACGTTTCCTTCTAATTTCTTATATCCTCACGAAATAATGCCAGTAACTTCTGGAACTCGGTATTCTATCATTACTTGGTTCGTTTAATAAATAACTAAAAAGTTTTAAGATGAAGACCTTTCAGGAATTTCAAGAACAAATGTTGTCCGCTGTTGATAAAAAAGAAATTAGAGTAGCAGGTCTTAAGGCAGCAGCAAGGCAAACTGTTAGAGATAAGGCCTGGCAAAGAAGGCACGTAGCTCACGAAATTGAAACAAGAAACTCTAGAGAAGATAGAGAAAGAATAAGTCACGAAAGAAATGCTCAACCTGCATGATCCACTTTAAAAACTGGCACAAGGCACCTTGACTTTCGGGTTGAGGTGCTTTATAGTATAAGCATCAAAACACTTCATTATGTCTTACGAAGCAAAGATTACTCTTAAGTATGATTCCACTTGGGATCGCAAAGGTGGTATCTACGATGATGAGATCCTTCCAGAGGAGCATATCACCTTTGAGTGTCCTGTAGATGATCTCAACAGCATTCAACTCTTCCAATTCTTTGCGAAGTTTTGTTATGCTATGGGACATAATGAGGCAGGTATTGCGAAAGGTGCTTGCTACCTTGCGTTCAACGAAATGCGAAGCACCAAAGATATGCGTAAGACTGCAGATGATTATGACCTCAAACTGATTGAGGATTATAATGACAAACTCTTAGAAATTGAAAAGTTGGATAAAGAAATCCGTGACCTGAAAGCAAAACTTTCCCGTATTGAGAATCCTGATAATCCTAACTACACAGAGGAAGAAATGGATGCGATGACTAATGATGTTGCAGATGCCCTTGTGAGTAAACTTCAAGGTGCTTATACCGTCTGTAAGGATTGTGGTACTAAGTATGGCGAGTATTCTGTTGGGTGTTCTTCTGTTTGGGAAGGTAAGTGTGATGTGTGTGAAGAAACAAAACCTGTGACTGAAGCAAGGGATTATGGGTATTTGAACAAAGGTATTGAGTTGCTATTGAAGAAATGAAACCAAACACGTATGTAATCTTAGAAAGAGCAGTAGAAGAAGGGACCCGACTTGGTTATCGTCGTGCTTTCAAACACGTTGAAAATCCAAGTGAAGAAGCAATCGTAGAAGCAATCGTAGATGCTGTAATGTTGACTGTGAGTGAGGTATTTGTGTTTAGTGATAAAACTGGAGAGAGTTATGAGTAGAGCAAAAGAGTTTATGAGTTTCGTATGGGAACAACGAAACAATCAGGGTGCTGATACAGAAGAGAAGTTAGTTGCTGCTATTCTTTCACTTGCTGCTGAATATGTAAGATTTTACACAGCACAAAACGATCTGATCGTATTGGACAAACAAGACCTTCTCCAACTCGCAGAGGAAATTAAAAGTGAAACTGTTTGATTACTACATTAAAGAAGATTTTGGAACTGATTATATCTTTACCCTACTTAAAGGTAAAGAAAGGTCTTTTATTCAGGTAGAAGTTTCTTGGAATGAATATCCTGCATTTCCATATCTTCAAATCGCATTTGGAAACAATCGTTTGATTGATATTCTCTTCTGGTGTTGGAAGTTTGGTTTTGCTTTTGAGTTGCTTGGATTTACTTGGGGATCTTGGAATAGGGATTTTAATGAAACCACTACCTGACAAAAGAGAACTGGATATTATGTGGACGGTTGCCACAAGTACCAGTATTGAAACTGGCACAAGACCTCACTATGGGTTTGCAAAGATGCTGTATGATGAACTCAACGACATCAAACCACCAGTAGGACTTGGAAAATGAGATTTCGTAATATAGAGTTCCGTTGGAGTAAATGTAACAACAAGTATGAACTCGTCAAGTGGTATCCTCAAACTCACGGTGAAACTTGTTGTGTAGTTGCTTTCTTTGATAAAGACAAAGAGGGTTACGATATGAGAACCATCGGTGATCGGTTCTTTGAGGATAAAGATGCTTGGGTTGTTGGTAAGTATGGTCTGGAGTTTCTAAATGCTATCTTTGATATAGAAAAACACGAGGAAGATGCAATTTGAATTCAACTTTGTAAAACCAGGAGTCTTTGATTTACCAGAAACCGACTGGTGGGGATTTGACCCAAATGACCACATTGAAATACAACCACATTGGACATTAGCACATCTGGCAGTAGAAATGGAATTGTTTCCATCCGTAGGACAAGCAAGGAAGAATGGGTGGGATGGACCTATTCCAGAAGGATTTACAGAGAAGACGAAGATTGGAAAGATGAAAAAGTCCATGTTTATTCACAACCCACCTGCTGAGTTTTTTGAAATAAACAATTAAAGAATGTTAGAATGATTGAATTAATTTCACAACCTTATTATGGTTTCACCTATCCTATTCTTAGTGATGGTATAGTAACCGCATTCATTCATAAGTCTTGCGAACCGAAAGCATTTATTAAAAGTATGCTTTCCTTTACAGAAAATCTAATTGGTGTTGATTTTAGACTTGTAAGAAAAGGAAAAAATGCAGAACTTAAGTTTTTTGAAATTCCACTAATTGCAAATGAACCGACTTATGTTGGACTTGCTGTTCCTTATGTTTCCACTATTGGTAATGTCTGGGACATTTTTGTAAAAACAAATCCAGTATCATCAAAACAGTGGATTTATCTTCACGAGTTCGGTCACTTTCTTGGAATGGAACATCCATTTGATGATAATGATAATGATGTATGGTATGGTGAATCTACAAATGATACTGTAATGTCCTATAACTATCAACCAAGTTCCTATTGGTGGTTCAGGCAAGCAGATATTGATACTATTACTGGTATGTGGGTCAGTTGAGAAACTGGCACAAGGGGTCTTCACGGAGACCCTTTTTTGGTTTATAATGACTTCATAGACAACAAACCGATGACCTACGACCAACTCTACGATCATATCGTCAACTACATTTCTCTGCCTTATCCTGTTATTACTGGTGAGATTACCAACTGGACAGGAAAACCTCTTGAACACGATAAGAAACGTGCTTGTCTAATTCTTGGTGCTTTTATGGAGTTTATCCTTGATTGTAATGATGCTGGTATTGATGTAAGGACTCTTGATATGACTGGTTTTGTAAATGAAAAACTTGATGAACTGAAATGACCGACCTTTCCAACTTTTCTTACAAGCAAATACAAGAACTTGAAAAGCAAATTGAAGAACAGAAAAGGTTGATTCAAGAACGCAAAGAGTTTTTGAGTCAAACAAAAGACTGTGCGGTTGGATATAAGGTGACTTTCTGTGTGAAGTTTAATCCTTTTGTTCACGAACACGATGAACTGAATAGTGTGGAGGAGTTTGGTGATTGGTTGGTAAATGATAATGCAAGACAAATTATTGAATACTTTGAACTTAAAACTCCTGCTGAAGATATAAGTGGTTTTGATATTACAGAAATGACCGATAAAGACAAGGAAGAATGGAAGTATTTTTGGGAGAATGAAGAATGAACTACCTCTGCCTTGTTGATGGTGTTGTAGAATACGGAAGCACAGACCTCAACGACTTCAACCATTATCGTATGGTGTATTACGAAGACCACAAAGATGCTGAAAATGTAGAGTATCTTGTGCTGACCGATGAGGCATACGACGAAATGTTCCCTTGTGAGGATGAAGAATGACTGACCTCAAACGATATAAAATCACTATTACTGTCACTACAAGAAATAGTGCTTTTGACACAAGAATTGGAGACCCTATTTGGCATCTCCTTGATATTGAAAATGGAGAAAAACTTGATAGTGTTTCTCTACCTGTTGAATTACCTTTGATTAATTATGACTAAACTCTTTCAATACGATAAAAAAGTTTGGGAAGGTGGTGAAACTTCACGCACTTGGCAGTTTGGTATCTTCAAAAATCATTCACTCTTGTGGGTGAATTATGAAAATCCCAGTAGTCAAGTTTGGATGTCTGGTGGGCTTCATATCTCATTCTCATTCTTTGGTTCTTCTCTGTTTGGTGTAGATTTTGAGACCAATAGTTGGTCTTTTTCATTTAACTTTTTTACTGAATACTTTGAGGGGTGGGATGATGACTGATCAACAAATCCTTGAACTTGTAAGATTTCACTTTCAAGAGGGTGGATTGAGAGACGATGGTAGTTGTTCTGAATATTTCGGAACTCCTGAAAATTTTATTGAGTTTGCCCAAGTAATTTATGAAATGGGTAGTGAAAATGGTTGGGAAAGTCACCAAGAAAGTGTATCACTGAACTCCTCTTATCCTACTGATTATGACTATGACTGACGCAGCATACAAAGTTTGGGAAGCATTCAAAGCAGAATTGATTGTAGAACCCACCGATGATATGAAAGAAGCACTTGCTACTGCTATCCGTGAGATTGCTAATCAATATCAATATTATCAGTGTTGTAAAGATGAAGGTGTAGAAGATATGGTAGTTGATGCTCAAAAACTTTATGAACTTTCTTATGATGTGGAGGCACTATGACTGAAAGAGCAAAAAAGATTATGGAAGCATACGAAGCAGAGGATACTTACAACTTTCCAAAAGATGGAGTTGTTGCTGCTCTCCGTGAAACTATCAACCAACTCCAACAAAGCCCTGGTGTGATTATGTGTGCTGATCTGTTAGAATTGTGTGAGGAACTGGAGGCACTCTAATGACTGAAAACAAACAACTCACAGAATATCTCAAAGAAGTTCTTAATCCTCCTGATAATGTAGAACTCTCTGTTTATGATGAAGATAATAATGAAAAGGATTTGTCTAATGGTATTGTAAATGTATGGATAGAGGAGATTAAAAATGACTGACTTTCAACCAAAACCACAAACACCAGAGCAAGTAGATGAAGGTCTGCGTAATGCTTTTATACAAGCAAAGCAAGAGGGTGTATTCAATGATTCTATGAAAATCAATCTACCAAAACACTCCAACTGGACTTGCTATATGTTTGGCAATCGTCCAGATGCTAATTTTGGTATTTCTTATGTTCCATCAGAAGGACGAGTGCCTAATCGTTTTGTGAGGTTTATGATGCGGATTTGTTTTGATTGTATGTGGGTGGAGGGGAAATGACCTACGCATCTTATCGTTGTCCTAAATGTGGAGCACAGATAGGATATATTGGAAGGTTCTTTCAGTTTCTTCGTATTCCATTACATCGGTGTAAGGACACTTGAAGAACTGTCACAGGAGCATCCCACAGGTGCTCCTTTTGGTTGTATAATGACTTCATAAGCAACCAAACCGATGGACTACGAAACTGAAATCATCAACGGACACACAGCAGTTGTCCGTCATTTTTTCAAACCACACGAAATCAAAGTTGGTTCCCGTTGGATTGGTTCTTCTGGTAGTATTGTTGTGGTTGAGGGCATCAATCAGTATGGTTCTACTGGCACTTGGTATGAGGTTGTTTATTCTTGGGAAGAGAATGGTGTGAAGAAAACACACGA